TTGCTCCACCGCCAGAAGTTCCGTTTGACCAACTCGTCGAGGGCGTTGCTGCGCCAATTGCGAATCCGGACAACGCCCACACCCCGGCTGTTACGGAATAGGGGCCGGGAACGCCATTCCGTAACAAAGCCGACGCCATGTTTCAACTGTGGATTCTGAACGATCATTGGCGAATGTCCGGGTTCTTTCCCTCATACTCGGATGCTCGCGAGTTCGTGAGCAGCATCTCCAACTACGACCTGAAAGATTGGAAGGTCGTTAAGGTGCAGTGCTGGCAGAGTTGACATGCCGTACACCGTTGGCGAGACGGGGCTGACTTCGACCGGCCGCATCGCCCGGATTTGCTGTGAGTGCCGGGGTGGCAACGCCCATAACCGCAGCAGCCGACGATACGGGTACTCTTTCCTTCCCGTAGGCGTCGGCAACTACTACGCCCGGCGTGACAGGCACGCGCCAGACATGGAAGAGGTCAACCCCGTTCGACTCGGGGCCGGGCGACTTGAAGGAAATTCGGCAACTGCGGTTGCCGTTTGTTACGCACGCGGGTATAAACGACGACACGCAAGGAGAGTGACATGGAATACGCCGAGTTCATCGCGGGAAAGTCGAAATCCGTCAAGCCGTGCGGATTCGAGACGAAGCAACTGCCGAAGTGCCTCAAGCCGTTCCAGAAGGATGCGGTCCGGTGGGCACTTCGGATGGGCCGATCCGCCCTGTTCTTGGACATCGGACTCGGCAAGACGCTGATTCAACTGACATGGGCTTCGCAAGTGGCGAAGCATACGGGAACGCCCGTTCTCGTGCTGACGCCGCTGGCCGTTGGGCCGCAGACGGTGCGGGAAGCGGAAAAGTTCGGAATCAAGAACGTCCGCCAAGTCCGCGACCAATCGGAAGTGGACGGGGTCGGCGTCTACGTCACGAACTACGAGAAGTTGCACAAGTTCGACGTGGAGACGTTCGGCGGCGTCGTGCTGGATGAATCCTCCGTGCTCAAGTCCTTTGACGGCAAACTGAGGACGCAACTGATCGAGACGTTCTCCGAGACGCCGTACCGCTTGGCTTGCACGGCCACGCCGAGCCCGAACGATCATGAGGAACTCGGCAATCACTCGCAATTCCTCGGCGTCATGTCCCGCACGGAAATGCTTGCGACTTTCTTCGTCCACGACTCGGCCGATACTGGCGAGTGGCGGTTGAAGGGCCACGCCGAGCGGGAATTCTGGAGATGGGTGGCGTCGTGGGCATTGGTCGCCCGCCGCCCGTCCGACCTCGGCCACGACGATACCGGCTACATCCTTCCCGATCTGATCTTCGAGGAGCACTACATCGGCAGTCCGGCCCAAGAAGGCCGACTGTTCTCGGTGCCGGAACTGTCGCTGAACGGCCAGCGTGCGGCCCGCAAGAGCACGATGGAAGAACGGGTGCAACTGGCCGCGAAGATGGCCGAAGGAACGGAGCCGGTCCTGATCTGGTGCGAACTGAACGATGAAGGGGATGCACTGGAGGAGGCCATCCCGGACGCGGTTCAGGTGGCCGGTGCCGACTCGGAAGAGGATAAGGTTGATCGGCTCGTCGGCTTCCCGGAAGGCCGGTATCGCGTGCTCATCACGAAACCAAAGATCGGCGGATTCGGGTTGAACTACCAGCACTGTGCCGAAATGATCTTCGTCGGCTTGTCGCACAGCTACGAACAGTTCTATCAGGCCATCGGCAGGTGCCGCCGGTTCGGCCAGACTCGCAACGTCCGCGTCCGCGTCATTACAAGCGAACTGGAAGCGGCCGTCCTCGAGAACATCAAGAGCAAACAACGGAAGCATGAGGCCATGACGGAAGGAATGCTCGAACACACGCGGAGCGTCAACCGCGCCGCACTCAAGGGGACCACTCGCATGATCGACGACTACAAGACGGGTGAAGCGTCCGGCAACGGATGGACGATCAAGATGGGCGATTGCGTGGAACGCATCCGCGAACTGGCGGACAACTCCATCGATTACTCCATCTTCTCGCCGCCGTTCGCTTCGCTCTACACATACTCGAACTCGCCGCGTGACATGGGAAACTGCAACAGCGAGGCGGACTTCGCAAACCACTTCCGTTTTCTCGTGAAGGATCTGCTGCGGGTCATCAAGCCGGGGAGGCTCGTGTCGTTCCACTGCATGAATTTGCCGACTCAGAAGGCCCGCCACGGCCACATCGGCATCAGCGACTTCCGCGGCGACCTCATCCGCATGTTCGTGGAAGAGGGATTCGTCTATCACTCGGAAGTCTGTATCTGGAAAGACCCCGTGACGGCGATGCAGCGGACGAAGGCACTGGGCCTGCTTCACAAGCAACTGGTGAAGGATTCGTGCATGTCGCGGCAGGGCATCGCGGATTATCTTGTGACGATGCGGAAGCCGGGCGACAATGCGGAGCCGGTGGAAGGACCGTTCGAGGACTACCACGGCGAAGAGGGAACGGGCCCGGACGGCAACGGCAATTTTTCCATCGAGGTGTGGCAGCGATACGCCTCGCCGGTGTGGATGGACATTCGGCCGACCCGCGTGCTGGCCTACTCGGACGCACGGGAAGAGAAGGATGAACGCCACATCTGCCCGTTGCAGTTGGACGTGATCGACCGATGCATCGACATGTGGAGCAATCCAGGCGACCTCGTGCTCTCGCCGTTCGCCGGCGTCGGCAGCGAACTCCATGAGGCCGTGCTGATGGGTCGGCGTGCCATCGGATTCGAGTTGAAGCCGTCCTACTTTGCCCAAGCGGTGAACCACCTCAAGCGGGCCGAAGCGGAAGCGAATCAGGACGACCTCTTCGACTTCGCGGGGCTGACCGAGGAGGCCGTCGCGTGACCGAGGCCGAGCAGATCGCCATGCTTCACCGACTCGTTCTGTCGCTGGCGGAGAAACTGTGGATATGCTCGCTCAAACTATCGGAGTTGAGCGAGAAACCCGATGTTCGCGGGAAGTGAGGGACGACATGAAGCCGCTGTCTCCGACGATGCGAAAGTTCCGCGAGCGTTACGCGGCGTGGCTGGCCCAGCGGCCAACCATGAGCATCCTGGTGCCCGCCGTGGCCGAGTTGGTGCGACTCGGCAAGCTGTGCGACGACGACGCGGATTGGATCGGCAGACTGAGGCCGGACAGCCAATTGGCGGCGGCGAGGAAGTGCATGCGGCCGAACGTGATGATGATCGCCATGCGGCACGAGCGGAGCACCATCAGCCACGGCCACCCAGGATCAAGGAGTGCGTTATGAGGAGGCCGCCTCCTGAGCCGTTCGTCGTGCGATTGGAAATCCGCAATCGCGGCGAGAAGTGCCCACGGCGAGGCATTCCACTCGTGGACATCTATCTCTCCGGTTCGGACCCGAAAGGTCCGAAACAAGGGCTGTGGATGTGGCAAGGCGGCGTCACGGAAGTGCTGGCCAAACTGATCGCGGAATGGTTCGCGGCGTATGGTGCCGAAGTCGCATACGATGGGTCGGCGACAGAGAACCCGATTGAAGCCCTGTTCTGATTATTTTCGATGGAGAACTGCAATGCCGACTGAGAAATGCATCGTGTGTCTTGGCGGACCCATTGCCGTGTCTGGCGGCCACGTCAGGAAGCCGAATCCGTTCCGCAAAAGCGGCGTCTCAATCATCCTCGCCAGTTTTTGCCGACAGTGCATGAACAAGCGTCCCCCGCACGATGGAAAGGGATGCTACGGAGAATGGATTCCCGAATACGGGATCACCGGGCAAGGCAAGAACAACCTGACGGCGGTCGATAGGGACCGCAAAAACCTCGTTCCTTTGTGCTGGATTTGCTGAGGTTCAACTCATCAAGGAGGAGCATCATGCTCGTGTTAAGTCGCAAGGTTGGCGAGAAAATCGTAATCGGCAAGGACACCACAATCACCGTCACGGAGATCGCACCGGGCCGCGTCCGGATCGGCATCGAGGCACCGAAGAACGTCGTCATCCTGCGGAGCGAACTGATGCCTCCGGATACCCAGTGTGCCAACTGCAAGGCGGGAATCGAAGAGGGCTGGCTGTGCCGCGAGTGCGAGACGCTGGCGGCCGAAGTGAAAGGGGGCTGGTGATGCAGACGATGACGGCTGCCCCGACGTGCGTGAAGTGCCGCAGCAAGCGGGCGAACCGGCCCCGATGCATGTGCTGGACGTGCTACTACAAGACCGGCGAACAGCGGAGACTCACCCGACGTCTGAACCCGGCAAAGGTGCGGCAGATTCTCATGGACTCCGGCACCTATTCCGTTGCCGAGTTGGCCCGGCAGTATCAGGTGAGCACGAACTGCATCTACCTCATTCTCCGAGGCGAGATGTACCGGGAGATCACGGAGCAGGTCGAGGCCGAGTTGGACGCCATGACCGATGCCGAACTGGATGCGATGATCGCTGAACGATACCCGACGATGCCCTACACACCGGAGGATGAAGACCAATGACCATCTACGACGCCTGCGAGAAGTTGAACAAACTCGCCGAGAAGCGGGGGCCGGCCGGGGTGGCCCGTGCCATGCGGCTCACGGGATGCAAGGGTGTTGCTCAGGACTCGGATACGTGCGTGCTTCACGACTACCTGAGCAGGAAGTTTCCAAAAGCGGCGGAAGTCACCATTACCAACGAATCGGCCGTATGGCGATACGACTCTCGCTACGAGTGCTACTACTTCGGCGACCAACTGGAAGCATTCATCGGCAACTTCGACGCCGGTGATTACCCAGAACTGGAGGCGAAGCCGTGACTGGCCGATCCAAACTGGTGAAGGCGAAGAAGGAATACCAGTGCGTTGAGCATTCGTATCACCGCATTGAAAAGGGCCAGTTGCATCTGTGCCAAGTGATGATGCCGTGGCACGACATGAACCAGTCCGGCAAGTACATCACCTATCGGGTGTGCGTCCGATGTGCGAAGCACTACGGCCAACTGAACAGCGACATGCGGAAGCAACTCGGATGGGAAGGCGAAATGGGACAGGACCGCGTTCTCTCGATCATGGACGGAGACCGCTCATGAAGGTGTTGTGCCAAACCCAAGGCGATGACGGGTGGTGGATAGCCAAGCAAGGCATCCCGTCCGCCTCATCATTCCACCGCATCTACGCCGTAGCCTCCGACAAGATGAGCGACGGGATGGACGCCTACATCGCCGAGTTGGTCGAAGACATGAAGATGCAACTGCCCAACTTCTTCACGTCTCAGGGTCGGCCAATCACGAAGGCCATGCAACGCGGCCACGACATGGAGCCGATTGCGAGGGCATGGTACGAGAAGGAAATGGGCAAGCAGACGCACCGCGTCGGATTCTGCGTCACGGACGACGGCCGCTTCGGATGCTCGCCGGACTTCCTACTCGGCGACGACGTGTGCGGAGAAATCAAGGTCTACAGTGACCGCGAACACGCGAAGTGGCTGCACTATGACGCTCTCCCGGCGAAGTTCCAGGCACAATGTTTGGCGCAACTCCTGATTACAGAGCGGCCGGTGCATCACTTCGTTCTGTGGTCCGAGACTCAGCCTTCCCGAATCGTCCGCACCTTCGCCGCCGAGAAGACCACGGCGGAGCGGATACGCAGGCTCCGGGTGGCGTTGGAAGTGTTCGATGGGCGGTATGTGGCCGCCCTGAAAGCGGCCGGACTCGAACGGAGGATTCCATGAATTGGCAACCAATTGATACGGCCCCGAAGGATGGCAATGTTGGCGTGCTGCTTCGCGTTCGCGACCGCTTGGATGACTACTACTGCGTTCAGGCATGGTGGCAGCCGGGTTCAACGTGGAACTGGTGCGTTACCGGTCTACGCACGCGACTACCATCAATGCACGTCGCCGCGCACCGGTTGCCGTACCGACAGCTTAAAACCGGGTCAGATGCCGAGCGACAGGCAGGGTGGAAGCCTCTGATGCCTGAACCAAACACAGAGGCCGGTCAACGCATACCACGGCTCCGGGCGGGGATGTTGTTAGATCGTGCCGACCTCGAACAGGGGTCGGTGCGCTCCCACTCACCAGGAAGGGATGACATGACCACGGTACTATCAACACGACCTCGCGACCTATCCCCCGGCGAACTGCTCCGCGCCACACGTGACGCGGGTATCGTGTGGGAGTTTTACGAGGGGATGGTGTTTGGCACGCTGCCGACGCTGACGGGTGCGAAGAATCGGCGTCAGCGGTGCTTGGTGGATCGCCTCTGGCGGGAAGCACGGCGACGGGGGCGGGCGTTTGAGGGGTTCGTTGAGTTGACCTTGTACGCGGAGGCGATGGCATGAGCGACGGAGACACCTACGACGTTTGTTGCTGCTGCGGCACTGAGAAACTTCAGCGGGCGATGATACAGAAGACCGCCAGCGGGTTGTTTATGTGTCAGCGGTGCGACGAATTGGACACGATGGACGACAACGAGGAACAGCCGGAGGACGACGATTGCCCGTACTGCGAGGGCGGCGGGTGCCACGAGTGCGACGGCACAGGGAGGTACGAATGAAGCGGCTCAACCGCGACGGGCTTCCGGTGGATGCCCGCGAGTGGACGGCAGCGGACTGGCAGGACTTACATGAGGCCATCGAAGGCGTCAAACGAAAGGTGAAGGCGAGACATGAGAGAATCGCTGTATCGACCAACGGAACGGGATGCGGACGGGTTGATACCGTCCACGATCTGCGACCAGTTCCAAGAGTGGGCGAAGAAGGCTGTTGATGAATGGGACGGGCAATCGAACGCGGACCTGATGGAACTCATCCGCATTGAGTTCGGCCAGACCATTCACCAGTTCTACGGCCTCGCGCCGACCGGCGACACATGGCGGCACCTCGCGGACTGCCGCGAACGGCTTGCCGCATTTCGCGACGAGGTGCGAACGACGCTTGCACAATTGGATCAACTCGCGGAACTGTGGGGCGATGAAGGCGTGTTCCGTCGATGCCGCGACCGCTTGCGTGCTATGGTGGGCGACAAATGAAACTCGAAGATGCAATTTCTACCGTCATGCTGCACGCATCAAGCGGGTTGCGAATGAACGTGTTCGAGAAGGAACTGCGGTTGCTGATCCATGCGGCCCGCGCGTTCTCGTGCAAGGAATGCGGTGGCACTGGCCGTGTTCGCGTGGCGGTTGCTGATTGGGAAGGCTCTTGCGACGTATGCAAGGGCGACCGAGCCGAAATCAAGGTGTATGGGTGACGACATGACAGACTCGACGTACACCCGCAAGCTGCCGTACTACGACGACGCGGCGGTGTTGCAGCATCTCGACATTGACGTTTACGACGTGCTCAAGGCGTTCGGCGTTGAGTGCCACGCCACCGGGCACGCGATCAAGAAGCTCCTGTGTGCCGGGTCACGCGGCCACAAGGACAAGGAGACGGACCTCAAGGAGGCCATCGTGGCGATTGAACGGGCCATCGAACTTGCAAGGGAGGCCACATGAGCGGCTACGCGATCAAAAAGGCGGTCGAGGCCAACTTCGGACCCTGCAAACAGGGCCGCATCTTCTACTCGCCCGATGATGTGCGGGTGATGGAGTTCGACTGCGAGATCGGCCAACGAGTGCTGGCCGTCAGTCCGGCGGGCAAGCAAGAGGCCGCGTTGTACGTGTTCTACGCGAACATAGGGGAGGATGAACGATGAAGACCGATGCGAAGCAGAACCGAGAGAAGTGACGATTGAGGCCACTCGGCCGCCCCGTATACTGTCCCAAAGACTCCGGCAGAGTCACAACCGAAACACCCTGAACCAGCCCGCCCGGCCGATCCCGGTGCGTATCCTTCTGCCGGAGCATGACCACTCGGAGACGCCGGGCGGGCGTTGTTACGGAGCGAACATCATGAGCGAGATCGAGTTCAAGGCGTTGACGTGGATCATCGGCGGCATCGTCCTTTGCGTGGCCGTCTGGCGTGCATCGAAGGGCAGCACCGGCTTCGATGTGCAGGTCGGACGCAACCCGAAGGAATGAATCTCCGGCGTGTGCTGGAGCGTGGCGGCCGGTCATGAGTTCGGCCGCCGCCACGTTGTTTGAGCCACCCCCAACCCCCGAGGTGATGTGATGGAAGAACTGATTGCCAAACTGGACGCGGAAATCGCCGCCGTCCTCGCTGCGGTCGATCCGCTTCGGCAGCAACTGGCCGATGCCGAGAGCAAACTCGGCAAGCTCCAAGCGGGCAAGGCGGCGTTACTGGGCCAAGCGATGCCCGTAACGCGGAAGGTACTCGGAAAGACTCTGGAGATGGGACGCAAACCCGGAAGCGGCCGCCCGCCGAAGTGGGCTGAACCGGCCGCTTCTGCACTTGAGAACGGCCCCATGACTCTGACAAAACTCTCAAACTACATTGGCCTTGATACGTCGTCACTGATTCGGACGCTCAAGGGAGAATGGTTCACGCAGGTGAACGGCAAGGGGTCGGCGTACACGTTGACCGAGGCCGGCCGCAACCGGAACAAGGGGGCGTCATGTTCATCAAACTGACTCAGGCGACGCTCCAATACGGTGAATTGGTTGCCTCGCCATGCTGGGTAAGCACGGACATGATCTGCACCATGGACCCGCAGACTTTGAATGGGACGCCGGTGACGTGGCTCAACATGGGGCACCACCTCAGAGAAGGCGTCCTAGTCATGGAGACGCCGGAAGAGATTGTTTCCAAGTGTTCTGCATGAGCCCAACCCCGGTGCGTTGCCGGGGAACCACGGGGCGGCGGATGTACTCGGGGGTGTCTCCCGCGTTCTTCGTAACCGCCGCCCCGTGGATAACAAAGGAGGCCGACCCAGATGAGCAAGGAACTTGGTCGCACGCTGGCGACCGCCGCTGAGTTGGCATCGACGATGCGGGACACCAATCAGCCGCAAGGCCGACGCGACTACGCGAAAATACTGCTCGTGCGGTGGATCGAAGATCATGCGTGGATGTTTGCCGAGGCCGCTGCCATTATCGCCAAGCACAAGGAGTCCGGAAAGTGACGCCGATCCGATACGAGCCGTTCCAAAAGTTCCTCCCCAAGAAGTCGGCATCGGACACGCTGCTGCTCCGCGCCAAGTTGCTCAAGGAGACGTGTACCGATGCCCTCTGGGTGTGGGAGGAAACCGGCTACCTGTTGGACGGATACAACCGGCTCGACATCTGCGAGACGGACGGCATACCGTACACCGTCAAGACCATCAGCCTGACGGACGAGGCGGCCGCGTTCGCGTGGATCATCGAGCACCAGTTGAGCCGCCGGAACCTCACGGACGAGGAACGCACCTATTTCATCGGCCACCAGTACCTCCAGCGGAAGCAGTCCCACGGAGGCGACCGGAAGGCCACAGAGGATCAAGACGCACGGCGTGCGTCTTGCTCGGGTGACACGGCGGAAATCATCGGGAAAGAGCACGATGTGGCCCCCCGAACGGTGCAGAATGCGGCCGAGTTCGCCGCCGCAGTCGATGCCCACGAGGCGGCCGAACCGGGGGCGAAAGAGAAGATTCTCAAGGGGGAAGCGGGACCGAAACGGAAGGTGATCGAGTCGGCCCCGATCTTGTGCCAGCGGTGCCGAGAGAACGGAGCGGCCCGCGATTGCCGATGGTGTGCCGAAGAAGCCGACAAGGCCGCCGCGAAGAAGCGGTCCAAGAGTGCGGTGCCACCCTCACCGGCCACGAACGACCCCCGGAAGGCCGAGCCGGTGATCGTGCCCTTGAATGAGTCCGCCGAAGGGGTGACAAGCTGCGAGGCCGGGGGCGGCCACCCGTTCCTGATGCTCCTCAAGGATATTCGCCTCCTCTCGGCGTCCATCACGAAGGCGATCAAGCAGGACGGAGAGGACGCCTACCGGCTCCAAGAGTACCTCGCGTATTGCGGCCTGCTGGAGTTTGACAAGGAGAGCGTTCCGCACTTCATGCCGCTCCGGGGCGTGTCGAAGGTCGTGGACATGGCCGGGGCGGGCGGCAAGATGCTTGCCAAGGCCAAAGTCGAACGGGAGTACCTGCTGGCCTGCGGCGGAATCCGGCCCTGGATTCCACCCGCCACGGCCCGGAGGCGGGCGGAGAAGGCGAAGAAGAAATAGAAAATATTTCCCACAAAATCGGTGGGCGGGGCTTGCACTTTGTTACGCACGGGGGCATATCTGTAAGTGTAAGGACGAACGACACCACCAACTGGAGAGAAACGATGAACGCGACCAACGACCGCAGCCAAGCCTACCACACCGGATACGAGGCCCGCGTGCAGGGTGAGCCGAAGTCGGCCAACCCGTACCACGCCGGGACGTGGGATGCCGAAGAGTGGCTCGCGGGCTGGAACGACGCCGAGTAATCGCAGGCGGCACCGGGTTCGCCCGGTGAAATGCGGCAGGCCGGTCCGTAGCCCGGCCAACGAACGATACCACTAACCGGAGAGAAACGATGAACTCGACCGAACTCCAAGCCTACGCCGAATCGGAAATCCGTCGCCTCGGGCTCGGAGACACCTCGACCAACTGCCACGGCGTGGCCGCTTACGACCACGAAGGCGGAGTGAGATTGAGCGATGGCACCGGCCTCAACGTGGTGTGCCGGACGAGCGAGGACGTGGACAGCGAATTGGCGGCGGTCGCGGAGTGGTACGCCGAATCGAAGTAATTCGCAGAGTGGACCGCCTCGGCGGGATCAATTCGGGATGAGCCGGTCACAACCCCGGCCGTATCAGGAGTGCATGACATGGACCCGCTATTCGCCAGTCTCCGTGCGATCGCGACCGTGCCCGACCTGCCGGAGCCGACGCCGGAGGAGCTTGCGGCCCGTGCTGCGGACTTGGCCCGGCGGATCGACGCGGACATTGCCGCACCGATGCCGCCGAAACTCACGACATGCGAATACGTATTCCGGGAGGAGCGATGCCGCACCTGCGGCCGGTTCGCTCAAAAGGGATTCGTAACCGCCGATGGTTCGTTCGCTTGCTCCGAGGGGTGCGGCCTCAGCGGCGTGATACGATTCCCCCGGTGCATGCTGGATGCGGCGGGGCTGGAGGAGATGGACGGCACCACGCGAGAGCGACATGGCTGAGACGATACCTCCGCCGACTGACGCTGACCGCGAGTTGGCGTTGCAACCGCTCTATCTGCTGTCCGTCAATGGCACAGGAGTGGACGTGCCGATCCGGGGGGCACTAATCCGCTTGCTCGCCGAGGAACGCCGACTGCGGGAGCAGGCCGAGGCCGACGTGGAGCGGCTGTCGCTCAAGGTCAACGACCTCCGGCAGCAGCTGGACGCAAGGAGGAAGAGCGAGGCGGATGCCGTGGCCGAGAACGAGAGGATGCGGGCGGAACTCGCCGAGGCGGTGGAAGCGTTGGTGCCGTTCGCAGCGGAATGCGATAAGCGTTCGTGGCTGGCGGACCACGAGCCAGCAATGCGGCTGTTCGGCATCGGTGGCAATGCGATCAACAACGGGCACATCATGGACGCAGCCGCATTCGTCGCCAAGCACAAGGGGAACGCATGATGTCAACCGCGATCTTCCGCATCGGGCATCGCCTGCTCAACTCGGCGGTGCTGATGTTCGGCCGGGCCGGATGGTTCGGCGAGTGCTGCTGGTGGGCATTCGGTGAGTGGCAGCGATTCGCACCCAAGCACAAGGGGGACGCATCATGACCGAGGCCGAACAACTCGACCACATCCGCGACATCCTGCGGCCCGTTGTGGACGTGGACGGCCTCAGCGTGGAGGATGCGGTGCGGCGGGTGGTTGAAATGGTGCAGCACATGCCGACCAATCAAGACCTCCTCGACGCAGCCGTAGACGCTCAGAGCCGCACCGACAAATACGCCAAAATAATGCGTGAGTTGGAGGCCGAACGCGACGCCGCCCGTGCTGCGGTCGCGGAGATGCGGGAGCGAGCGGCGAAGGAAGCGGACCTTCGCGGTGGGATGACGCAGGGCGACGATTACGACAGGGGGTGGGCTCGCTGTGCACTCAGAGTAGCCGCCGCCATCCGCGCCCTGCCTCTGCCGCCGAGCAACGAGGAGCCCAAGCGATGAGCAAGCCGAAGTCGCTTCCTGAGCAGGTGAGAAACTACATCTACGACGGCGGCCGAATCCACACCGCCGTCATGCGTTCAGCCCCGGTGCTGATCGCGAAAATCCTGTCCGGTCCGCCCGCCATGAGCCTGCGGAGCCTCGCGGATGCGGTCGATCTTTCGCCGACGTATCTTTCGCTCGTGAAGAATCGCAGGGTGCAATGCTCGATCGGTGCGTACTTGTCTCTCGTGGAGTTTGCGGAAGGGAACAGACTATGACCAGCGAACGCACGGCCCTGAACGGAGGTGGCCGCAATGGATGACCGCAAACCCGAACACGAACTGGCCGCACTCCGGGAGCGGCTGTACGGCATGCTCTACCTTGCGTACCAGCGGGGCCGGGACAGCATGTGCGGGACCGCCGGGGACAAGGACCGGTACTACGAGGCGGCCGGGGCCGGCCTCAACCACGTCGCCGACGATGCCGGGAAACTGCATGAGGCGTACACCGCCTTTGCGCGTGGCCAATTCAAGGCCGGGAAGGAGAAGAAGTGACTTACGGCTCGCTCTTTTCCGGTGTTGGCGGATTCGATATGGGCTTTGACCGTGCCGGATTCCAGTGCCTATTTCAGTGCGAACTGGACAAGCAAGCCCGCAGCGTGTCCGAATGGATCGCAAGGAGGGTCGGCCAATGACGGAACCCGCATGGCTCACACAAGCCCGCTCCGAGGGGAGAATCACCGAGGGCCGACCCGCATCGGCAGCACTCGACATCGACCGCATCCACAAGAAAACGAAGAAGCCGTCGAAGTTCCTCAATCGCAAGGTGAAACTCGACGGCCACACGTTCGACTCGCAGAAAGAGGCGAACCGCTACACCGAACTCACGCAACTCCTGAAACTCGGCATGATCGCCGATCTGCGTTTGCAGGTGGCGTTCCCCATCGTCGTGAACGGCGTGACCGTGTGCAAGTACGTGGCGGATTTTGTCTACTCCGAGCGGCTGAACGGGGACGAGTTCGGCGAAGTGATCGAAGACGTAAAGAGTGCGTTCACCCGCAAAAATCGGGTGTATCGCCTCAAGAAGAAACTGCTGGAAGCGGCCACCGGGAAGAAGATTCGCGAGACTTGAGTCGGCAAATGTCGTCCATGCGGCCGATGGTCTGCCGCATGTCAAGGTTGAGATTCACTCGGTGTGATCCGCCGTCCATTTCGGTTCCTTGCCGAGCTTGACGAGGCCGCACGTCTCGGATGCCCATGATGCCTTCGCATCCACGGGACATCCGCACGCCGCACATCGGTCGCCGACTCGCTCTTCGCACGTCAGGCACTCGGCCATGCGAAGCTCGTAGACCGCATCGCTCACCAGCCTTGCACCGTCTTTCGCATGGGCCGCCAGTGCCTTCGTGAAGTTCATCGCCTGTCGCATCAAGCCCGGCGGCTGCTTCTTGTCCCGATCATCCCGCGAGAGCACGATCAGGCCGTGGTTCCGCTTGTCGTGGCGAATTGCCGTCCACTCGCGGTGTTCCTGCAGGAATCGCCGCACGCCGGGCATGACTCCGGGGCCGCCATCGTCGCCAGTCTCGCCGTAGGGGTCCGTGGTGCAGTGGATCACCAGATACCGCCGGACGTGCGGAGCGTACCGCGTGAGGCCGTCGTACACCTCCTGTGCCCGGTGGTTCTCGTCCCAGAAGAGCAGGTCTACGCCGTCGCGGATCGGTCCATCATCGGACGCGATCACGAGGTCCGGCCGCAGTTTCTGGACCGGACCCCAGATCCGCTTCGCAATCGCCCGCACCGTCACCACCTTCGCCGCCTTGCTCGCCGCCAGTGCCACCGTCGAAGGCTTGTCATCCCAGAGCGACAGTTCGGCCACGGCCTCGCAGTTGTCCGCCAGTTCCTTCAGTGTCTTGACGTGCTCGTGGAAGTCGCTCGGCCGCGTCTGTGCGTCCGCGTACCACTCTTCGAGCGTGGCGAACGGTGGCGGGGCCGGTTGAGCCGGTGAACTGCCGCACGATCCGCATCCGGTAGGCAGCGTCACCACGGGGGCCACCTCGGGGCCAGCCCAATAGTCGGACGCCGGCCCCCAAAACGGATGATTGATGAGGCCGTTGGAGTGGGGAAAGAATACCGATTCGCCGTGACTGGTGAGACGTGGCATTGTTGCTCTCAGTGGTTGATATGGATGCTCGGCATCTTCCCGGACGGAGGGATTCGTGCCCAATCGCTGCGGTCGCCCTGCGGCTCCAGATAGCACCAGCCTTGAGCGAGGCATTCCGCCTCGCATCGCTCCAGGTTGGCCAGTGCCACATCGTGCCGCAGTGAGAGTTGGTGGAGCGGCTCGTGCCTCTCCTTCACCTTGAGCCACCCCGTGGCATTGAGTCCTTCGTAGTCCAGATTACTCACGACGGGAGCGGCCGGATTCTCACGGAACGCACGGGCAACGCGGTCGAAGTAGTCCGGAGGGTACAACACGTCATGCTCCAGGAAGCACACCACGTCGGGGCCGTCGGGCCAGTGGCCGTACTTGTTGCGCCACACCTTCTCGCCATCTTTCGGGTATCCGTGCTTCATCGTTTCGAGGCACTGACGCTGCTGCCGCACGATGTTCAGATGGCCGGGACCGTCTTTGAAATTCGCTACCACCTCCGGAAATGGGTTGCTCGCGATCCTTTCCCACGGGCACGTCACCACACTGACATCCGCACGGCTCAGGTCCGCCGCCCGTTTGATGCTGCCGAGGCTGGCGTTCAGCACCTTCTTCGGGGCCGCATTGTTCGAGTACCAGATGCCCAGAATCTTCATCGGGGCCGGTCGGACGCCGGGAGTGTCCCACGGTTGGCACTGTGCCGCCTTGCTCACCAGCTTGTCGAACTCGCCGGGATGAAGGCGGTGGCCGAAATCCTTGTAGATCGCGGATTTGGCAGCGATGCCAACTTCGCGGTGTCCTACCAGCAGATTCCAAACATGGTCGTCCACCTGCGGGTTGTACGGGATCGGCACCTGATACGGAGCCTTGCGGGTGTGCGGGCTTGTGTCGCGGAACCAATGCCGCCAGCGGAGCGAGGGTAGGCACATGGCGCGGCCACCCCGGCGACGGACCACCTCGTGAATGTACCCCTCCTCGCCGCCGAATCCCTTGAAGAGCGGGTTGAAGCCCGGCCATGCGTCCGTCCGCATCGCCCAACATCCCAGCCCTTGCATGGGAATCTCGAACGGGTCTTTGTACCCGTTGCCACGCCATTCACCTTCGGCGTAGTGCCACGAATCGACGGCCGTCGTGACCCGTGCGTCCGTGTCCCACACGCCCCACAGTCCGGGCGGCGTCGTCTGCCGCCAGTGCGTCGTGATCGTGCCGTTGTCGTACACCAGCGGGCCGCTGATGATATCGTTGCTCTCCGGGTTGGCCTCCGCGTACCGGATGAGGCTCGCAATCGCGTCCGTCTCGAAGATGACATGCGAGTCCACGCACATCGTCCACGGCGTCTGAGACAGCCGGAACACCTCGTCACGCGGGGCCGACGTGCCATACAAGTTCGGAGCGTGGACGTAGCGGCCGCCCGCGGCGAGGCACACGTCCCGCGTCCGCTCATCGGGGAGCGGGGCGTTGTCCACGACAATGATTTCGACGTGCGGGTGATTCGCCCGAAGGCCGGAAATGGTAAAGTAACTTCCCGCCGTATCCAAAAATGTGGCGAGACCGACTGTAAGGGTGGATGCCATGCGGTGATTATATCAGCACGATCCGCCGCACGAGATGGCGGCCGGGTTGACGAGGAAGCATGTGGCACAATCCGGCCACGGGCCGCCGGGGAAGGCGACATATCCGCCGCCGGGGTTGCCGTCCGAGCAGCACTGATTCACGCCGTTGTACCACAGCGTGACGTTGCCCGGCGGCAGCGTCGTCGTGGTCGTCGTTGTGGTAGTGGTCGTCCCGGAGTAGGCACACGCAGCATTGCACGCGGCCGCCCCGACGTAGGAGCCGGACGACACGACATAGTCGCAAGATGTTCCGCCGCCTACGGCCATGCTCCCCGTATCGCCCGCCACGCACGAACCGCCCAGCGGGTAGTTGTTCGTGAGCGTGCAGAGCGTACCCGCCGTGCAGAGGAAGGAGGCTCCGGGGCCGGTTCCCGTGCCCGTGAAGTAGATACAGCAGTACGGCGGCAGCGTCGTTGTGGTGCTTGTCGTCGTACTCGTGGTCGTCGTTGTACTCGTGGTCGTCGTCGGCGAGAAGCAACCCGTCATGCCGACTTCGCCGACCGTGGTGCCGCTATACGTCGGCGTCGGGCAGATGCATCCCACGCACGTCGTGTTATCGAACGTCCATGCGGTGCCGCTCCAGCACCAGTAGCACCGGCCCGTGCAAACCCCCGGCGGCGGCGTCGTCCCCGTGTCCGCACCCGTGCAAGGCGTCGTGGCCGTCTCGTTGCAGGTGCCCCCCGCATATGTTGGCCGGGCACAGTTGCACCCGCTCGTGCCGCCGAAGCAGGTGCTTTCCTGCAACACCCAGCCCGTATCGACGTTACCCCACTTCCAAGTGCAATTCCCGGTGCATGGCGGGGGAGGCGGCGGCGAGACGCACGGCGTCGTCGTCTCGGTCGGGTCGCAGATCGTCGGCGTGCCGGTCGGCGTCGAACACGGGCAGGATGCAAGGCACGGGTTGTACGTCCGCACCCATCCGTACACCGGGTACGCCTTCCACTCGCAATTCCCGGTGCATCCCGTGGGGGGCAGCGTCGTCGTGGTCGTGTTGCACTGCGGCGGCGTCCCGTAACTCACGAGATTGGGGAAACATGAGGTCGTCGTCGTTTGGACGCCGGTGCAGCTTGGGCAGAAGTCCGGGTAGGCACACCCGCAGCCCGTAACGGTGGCCGCGACCGGCGTGAACGTGATGTCCGAAGGAGCACCATCGCACGCCGAAACATCGTCGGCCGTCACCGTCCACGATCCGGAGCACGAAATGGTTCCGGTGTACGTCACGTCGCCGCCGTCCGTCGTGAACGTGACCGTCGCCACCGACGTGGCCGGGTCAACGACGATGGTGCAGCCGATCCCGTTGAGCGATCCATACCACGTATCACCGGCCGAGTAGGTCCACATCCAATCGCCATTGAGGGCCGTGCAATCCGTGCCGGCGAAGGTGGCGAGCGTGGCCGTGAATTGCCGGGCGAGGCCGGTGCCGGTGCAATAGGACGTAATGACGTTATTCGTGCCGCACGTGTCCGCCGTCAGTGTCCACGTCTTTGTGATGGCCGAGTAGGTCCAGGTGCAGCCGCCGGTGCAGGGTGGCCGCGTTGTCGTCGTGCTCGTCGTCGTTGTCGGGCAGACGATGCCGGAAATGCCGACGTAATCCACGATCACCCAGCCCACGGCGTCCGGGCTCGGCTCGAGCCACGCCACCACACCCGGCCCGAGGGATTGGTTGCCGTCAAGTGGATAGGCTTGGCATCCCGTCTGTTGCACGGCTGGGTCTACGAACTCATCGCCGTCCAGTTTGAGCCGCTTCCAGCAGTAGCCGGTGCCGCCCGGTGCGGCCGTCGTGGTCGTATTGCCCGGCGGGGCCGTCGTGGATGTGGTACTCGTCGTGCTCGTGGTCGTGCTGGTAGTCGTCGTGATACCGGGCGGAAGGTATCCGTAGCACGATGTGAGTTCGGCCGCGAATCCGAGTTGAAGTGTGCGGATGCTGAGCGAGCCGGCACCCGCGGTGGACACGCCGGGACTGCCGCGGAGTTGCGTCGTCAGCGTTTGCAGACGCTGTTCGAGGATCGTGATACGGGCCGAGTCGTTTGCCACGAATTACACCGCGTCGGGGTCAAGAACGCTGGAAAAACACGGCCAGTGATTCACGAGCGGCAGCAGTTCCTTGCCGCTCTCGGCACGGGTCGCGTAATACCACTGGCCGGTGCGAGCGTAGGGGAAGATGCGGTGCCCGCGATACGGCGAGGCCGGCCCGTATGCGATCCCCTTCACCGGGTCGAAGTGCTCCCACACCATCTGAAGATTCCATCCCGTGGCCAAGTCATACGGGTCGGCACAAGTGACAGGATACAACATCGGCGATGCCTTCACCGCCCGCAGCAGAAGCGTACCGGGATAGAAGCCGAGGAAGAAGTCCGCGTTGACGGTGCCGATCCGGGGCGGGTACTTCCACGTCGCGTAATTGGCTGGCGTGTCGCCGAGTGAATATTTGCCGAGGAATCGATCCAGCAGAAGGATGTCCGGGTCCGTGCTCAGGTAGTTGTGCGGCACTTGCAGCCACGTCACCGTGAGGGCCGTCTTTCCCATCAGTTCAGCAATGGGGGCCGGAAACGCCGAGTAGGGCAGCGTGGGGGGCGTGCCCACGGCCGGAGTCGGCTGATTCGCCCCGCCGCCCTCGCGGAACACGAGTTGGCTTGACCCATCGGCCTGCAAACTCTCCATGCTTGGCTCGGAGTCGAACGAGCAGTACCGCTTGTACTCATCGAGATAATTGCCGATGTCCGAATCCGGCAGGAAGCGGATGCGGCCCCACGACTTGTATTTCACCGTGAGCAAGGCCTTCCGGTAGCCGCCGTAGTACATCGTGTTGCCGTCCGAGCCTTCAAACGGCGAGACGATGTAGGTCTCATTGGCCGGGTTGCTCAGGTTCGGACGCGGGCCGAAGTTGGTGACACTGGCCGAGTAGGCGTAGAGTTGCGGAAACACCGGATGCCGGGCGGGAAGCTCCCGATGGAGCGAGTACGGGGCCGACCCATCGGCATAGCTGTAGCCGAGAAAATAACGGAGTGCGGAACGGACCTTCTCCGCCGGGATTTCGCCGGTCAGCGTGGTGTCCTGTGCGTCGGCCGTGAACGAGGACGATACTGGCGCGGTATCGCCGATCGTCTCCTTCCAGTCCGTCGCATAGTCGAACTCGTCTTCCGCCAGTTCGACGAACAGTTGCGGGGGTGCCGACATTTCTACTCTTCCTTTGGCCTAGTGAGTCGACTGAGGTGGCCCACAATGACGCCAGCCAGCGGGCTGACCGCCGTCAACGCCGCACCGCCCACCGAGGGGCTGCCAGGGGTTCCACTGGACGTAAACGGGTTATCCGGCAACAGGCCTTTCACGCCTTTCACGAACTCGTTTGCCACTTCGACAACGAACTGCTTCACGTCCTTCGGGAAGTTCTGGACCGCCTTTACAATATCGTCGATCTTCTTCTGAGCCTCCGTCATCGCACTCTTGATCGCCGCCGTGTTATCTGCCGTCCGCTCGTCCGGTTTCGGCCCGGTCCCAAGCTGGAATGCCGCCTCTCGCGCCTTGCGGAGTGCGTCGTTCGGATCGCCCGTGGACACGCTGCGGGCCGCCGCACCGGTCGGGTCTTTCAGGTCGCTCTTCGGGGCCGCCATGCCCGGCATGTTGATGCCGAACAGTTCCGCCGTCCACCGGATCACGTCGGCTACGAAGTTGCCGATGATCTTGGCGAACGCGGCCACATACGGAGCAGCCAACGCCAACCCCTCCGCCACGAGTTTGATGGCCGTGATGAAGACCGCCGTTTGAGCGCCTTGCACGGCCTTCACGATCTGCATGACCGCGTTCTTCACCTCGCTGAACGCCGCCGAGAGTGCGGCCAGTTCCGGGGCCATGCTCTGGAACGCATTGGCGTACTCGGTGATCGTCCACGCCAGCAGATTGCCCACCTCGCCGAGCAAGTCCAAGAACGGCTGGGCAATCGGCATCAGGACCGTGATTGCACTGCCGATAGCGTTGATGACGCCGCCCACCACTTGGCCGAGCGAGTCGAAAATCCCCCTGAAGTCCCCGCTCACCACGAGCATCGCCGAGAGTCCGCCCGCAACGGCCGAGAGGAGCGGCAAGAGGCCGCCCGACATGACCGTAGCGACCGCCGTAGCCGCCGCCGCGAACGCCAGCATCCCCGCCGCACCGGCCGCGAGCATCTGCACCGCCTTTTGCCCGTCCCCCGTGAGGCCGAACAAGGCGCTCCCCATGCTCCGAAGGAATTGGGTGGCGACTTGCAGCACCGGCACGAGGATATGCCCGATGGTCGCGTACATGTCGTCCATCGCCCGCTCAAACTGCATGAACGCACCCGGCTGGGCGAGTTTCACGAAGCGAGCGATATTCATCTGGATCGCACTGACGGCCGTATCCAGCACGTTGAACGGCAGTCGCAGCAGGTTCGCGCCCATCTGGGCCACGCCCGCCGCCGCCTGAGCCATCGCCCCGACAATCTCGTGTGACGCCCTCGCGAATTGGTAGACCGCGTTGCCCGCCGAGAGTGCGGCCTTGCCCGTCTCGCCGAACGCGGCCCCCACCTTGTCCACCGCACCAATGACCGCATACGCGATCTGATTCGTTCCGAGAAACGACTTCACCGAGGACATGAGGCCGGACGCCCATGTCGTCACCTGCCCGGAGACGTTGCCGAGTGCCGCGATGAGGCCGCCGCTGAGGAATGTGGCGACGGCCAGCATCGCCGTCTTTGTCGCCGCCAGTCCCGGCGCCAATGCCGCGGTAGCCGAAACAAGTGAGGCAAGGCTCGACGCAAGGGCGACGATAACCCCTTGGAATGCTGTGAATCCGGGAACGAGTGAGAGCACGGAGAGGCCGGCCGCACCGATCGCTTGCAAGCCGATGCCAACCGCATCGACCACTTCCATGATGCCGCTGCCGAACTTGGCGAAGGCCGTACCGACGATGGAGCCAAACGCCATCGCAGCCTTCGACGCCAACCCGAACGCCGTGGTCAGTCCGGGAACCGCGGCGGCCAAGCCTTTGACCGCATCCGTCAGCGTCGTAATGACTGCCGAGGCGGACTTGATGCCGACCGTGAGGCCCTTGGTCACGAGGTCTGTCGTCGCCGAGACAACCGTTTGGAGTTGCGTGAGACTGGGCACCAGTGCGGCAATGGACTTCTCCGCACTGGCGAGCGATTTGACCGCAGCGAGGGCCGCCGCGACTGCGTTGCCGGCGGAATCGGCTGGCTTTTGTCCTGTCGGCGGCGGCATGTCATGGACTCCTTATGACCCGTTCCGCCTGCTCCGGCGACATCCCGCTGTCAATCAGGTACTGATACGCCGCCCCGCTTCGCACATCCTCCGTAGGAGACGGGGGCGGCATCTTCGCCGTATTCCCACCCGCAGCGGCCTTGTCGGACTTCATCGCCGCTTCGACCCGGCGGCTTTGTGCGTCCCGGATCGACAACACCTGATAATCCGTGAGCTTCGCGATCTGGTCCGGATGCCAGCACCACGGTTCGCACATCAGGTCGTACAGCGGCTCGGTCAGGAGGTAGGCCCGGCTTGCGAGAGGAACCTCGCTCGCAGCACTCCGGACAGGTTCGCCCGCTGTTCCTTCGGAAGCTGACTGGGATAGTCCGCCTCCAGCACCTGAAAAAAAACCGGCATCACCTGAGCCATCGCCACCCCGACTTGCTCCGCCGCCTCGGTGTAGAGCGTGCGGGCATCGGCCTCGGTCGCTCCCGGATGGTGAATCCGCAACAGGCTCAGCAGGAACAACACGTCGCCGTCCTGGCCCAACGCGATCTCGATCCAGCCTTCGTGCCACGTCTGGTAGTACCGCTTGCCGACCTTGGCCGTGAAGTCGGAGAACATCTGCGAGAACACCGCCGGGGGCAGTACCGAGCGATTGGCTTCGAGTGCGGCCGAGGCCACGGCCACGACGATGCGATTGAGTTCCGCCTTCGCCTCTTGCGTGGGGTGGCCGATCTTCCACGTCTTGCCCGCGCAGCTAATCTCCGGACACGGGCCGGATGCACCGAGAGTCGCGTTCAGGTCGCCGTCGGACATGAAACCTCGCTTAGAAGTAGGACACCGTGAGCACCGGGCCGCTCGCCACGTTCTGCACCGTGATGCCGTTCGCGGCCGGCATGTCGAACGTGTAATACGTCCCGATTGCGATTGTCGCGGGGATGATCCCGATGACCGTCCCGCTGTTGGTCGATGCGTTGTCATAGATGAGCACGTTGCCCGTGCCCGCACCCGCCGTTGTCACCAGAGCCCGGCACAGACGCCCGGCCGATGCCTTCACCACCGTGTTCGCGGCCGCGCTGGCGATGCTCGTGGTGGCCGACCCGCCGGCCGAAGTCCAGAGGTCGTTCCCGTTGCCGATGCCGCACGCATCCGTTCCATCAGTGATGCGGAAGAACGCCGGATTCGTCGCCGTGTTCAGAGCGAGAGCACCGAGCGTGCCCGAGGCGAGGGCCACGAACTGCGTTTGCTCGCCACTGGTGACGTTGTGGGCGGTGCCGTACACGTCGGCGGATACGGTGACGCCGCTGCCTTCGGTGATTTCAAACGCCATGATCCACCCCTTACGGATACGTCAGGCCCAGCACGCCCATCGCGCCACCGGACACGTTCAGGCTTCCCGCCATCGCCACCAGATACGTCACGCTCACCGCACCGTTATTCAGAATCTTCACGTTGCGGGCCGTGCTGGTGACTAACTTGCCAGCCTGCTGGCCCATCGAGATGGCCCCGGAGTCCGGGTACACCGTGAGCGTCGGCGTCGGGCCGCCCATCCAGAGCGTGTTCGCGTTGCTCGCCGCATTGCCGACCGTCACGCCCGCCGAGTCGCCACCGTCGATGATCCAAAGGGCGAATCCGCGAATGGTGCGGAATGCCACGTTGGCCCCCATGATGTCAATCAGGGGCGGCGTATTGCCGCTGCCGTCGTAGAGGTCCAGCGTCTCGCTCAGACCCGGCCCGAGGCTCCGCTCCTGCATCACCAACTGATTCATTTGCCCGGAGCCGGTGCCGTAGCCGAGGACTTGGCTTACGGCCGCGTTGGGATTGTTGCGAATGGCGGACGTGTTACCCGTGCCGAGAGTCTTCCCGGACAGGCGGAGGCCCAAACTCGATTGCCATTGCCCATTGGTCACGGATCACCCCAACACAATGGACACGTCAAGCACTTGGCTGCCGGTGCCGGTCACGTCCAAGATGCGAGCACCGGAGGCCACGTCGGGGGCCACGTCGTTGCCGCCGATCATTCGCCACTGGCCGGGAGAAAGAGTCTCCGTCCACGCCGTTCCCGCCGCGTCCAGTCCGTAACCGTTGCTACCGCCCTTCGCCACCGTGATCGAGTTGGCGTTACTGGACGGGTTGAGCAACAGCATGAGTTGGACCTTGAGCCCCGTGCCGTCCACCGTCTGATTCGAGTCCAGACCCGGAAGGGCGGTCAGGTCGATGCTGCCGGAGCCGCCGCTCATGGCCAGTGCGAACGTCGCCTGCTTCGTCGCGGGCACCGATGACGACGCCGTGAGCGTCCCGGTCTGGTTGTAGGTGTTGACGAGGATCGTGTTGTCCACCGTGTCGGCGATGGAAAACGTCTCGGTGATCGTGATGTTGCTCGCGTAGTCTACGCTTACTGTGCTCGTGTTCGCCATCACGCCACCTCAAGAGTTAGAACACGGCCCTTGCGATCCGTCACTTCGTACAGCGTTTCGCCGACCTGGAACCCACGGCCGATCACGTCCAGCCCCTCATACTCGTGCTGGAGCGTGGCCGTCCACTCGCCATCCGCCTCGGCCAGAACGACCCGCACCACGGCCGACTCGTCGCCGCCCAACAGAACGACCGTGCGAACATCCGCCACCGGCGGGGCGGGTGCTTGGGCCGCACCCACCGGCTTCGGCCGTTCGTAGTCCGCTTGGGGCGGTGCGAAGTCGTACTCTTTTGGCATCAGGACACCGCACCGTATGCCGGGAAGGGGCCATCCACGTTGATCGTCGCCGTGAAGCTGACGGCCTGGTTGTCGATGGTGTTCGTCACCGTGAAGTTCGTCACCCAGCCGATCACGTTGTCATACCCTCTCGCCAGCGTCCGCGAGATGTAAAGGTCGAGGGCGACATAGGCACCGTTGTAGATGCCCGTGTTGCCGGTCTCGGTGGCCGCTGTCACATTGGTGTTGTAAAAGCCTTCGATGTCAACGGTGTTGTCACCGAGGCCCTTGAGCTTGTACGGCTGGACCGTGGGGAAGGCCGTGGCGTCGGCCGGCGACTCGAAGTTGGCCAGCGGGATGATCGCCGCCTGCGAGTTCCGCTTCCATGACTTGATGCCCGCGATAATCACGTCCCCGACGTGGGTTTTCACGCGGCCATCCGTCCCGGCATACGCGGCGAGTGTCTGAGTCGTTGACATTCACTTCCCCTTGTGTCACCCGGTCCCGCGAATCATCACCTCGTACTCGAAGTCCTGCGAGTACCGATGCACTCGCTTCCCTTCGTAGTCCAAGTACCCCGCGTAACTGTGCTGGTCCCGCGTCGGCGTCACCGCGCCCGCCATCGCATATAGCGGCGGATTCACATCCAGTGTCGCGAACGCCAGCCCCTGCCGCAGATTCGGATTCTGCCCGTTCCACAGCACGGCCTTCATGATGCTGTCGCAGGTGCCGAGGCTGCGGTCATACACCGTCAGCGTGAACTTCCCCCGCGATACCGCGTTCGTCTCGTAGTCCCAGCCGGGTTCGCCGCCACCATCCTCCAGGATGATGTAAGGCGGGTGCTGTTGCGTCCCCGTCGTTCCCTGCTGCGGTGCCTCGTCGAACCACACCGGCGGGATTGTCGAACTCGGAAAACTCGCGGCCGTCAGGCCCGCGATCAGGTTCTCCACCGCTTTGAGAACACTGTCCGCCGCCACGCATCACCCCAGAATCTGCCGCACGTCGAGGTAGGTGAAGGCCGGGATGGTTCCCATTTGCCGACCCGACCGGATGCCCTCAACGTGGTAACTTCCGCCCGTGTCGTCCGCCACCGCCTTCCACCCCGGCTGCGGAGTGGATGTCAACACGCTGCTCAGGATCGCAATCGTGTTGGACACGCTGATGTTCTGCTGGGCGAACAAGGCTTGCGTGTTCGCCGATACCGTGTTGATCGAGCACGGAACCGCCGACTGAGACGGCGTCACGTCGTAATCCACATTCGTCCCGCCACCCGCGTCGTTGCTCGCCGTGCTGCTGTACAGCGTGATCCGATGCGGCGGCGGTTGATCGTACAGCGGCATTACGGCCTCGCCACTTGGGCCGACATGTATCGCTTGAGCAAGCCGTACACATCCGGGCTGTAAATCGCCGCCTCCGCCGTAAACGGACCACTCGCCCCGTAGCTGTATCCGTTCCAACTCTCACTCGTCAGCGGATAGCCTGTCTGCCGCCGGTTGTAGATCAACATGGAAGCGAGGAATACCGCCATCTTCACGTTGTCCGGGACCGTCAGCGTCCCCGCCTGAAATACCGCCTTGATCGCCCCGCGGGCCACCACGAGCGTGCTGCCGAGTGCGTTCACCGGCCATCGCCGCTCACCCGCCCAGTACATCCCATTCAGCCGGCCCGCCCGCTTGTACACAATCCCCGACTCGCTGTACCCGTTCACCGGGTCGTCAATCTCAAGGAAATACTCCGTGTACTGCGTCAGCAGGTTGGCCGAGGTAAACGCCGCCGACTCGCCCGAGGCCTGCCAGTTCAGGTAGAGGGCCGTGATGCTGCGAACCGGAATCGCGGGCAGCATCAACTTGTCGTCGAGCGGCCCGTCCACAATCGCCGTCACCTCTTGCGGCTCGAAGAGCCACGGGCGGCAAGCCTGATTGATCGCGTCGCTCACCTCCGCGATGATGGCCGTCAGTGAGATGTCCTGAGCGGCCGTCGTCGTGATGCCGGTGAACGCTTTCAACTCCGCCAACGTCACCAACGCCATGAGGGCACCTCATTAGGCGATGGTGATGCCACCCGCGGCCGAGGACACGGCCTGAACGTGATACAGGTTCGTGGCGATGCTGCGGATGATGATCGTATCGCCAAGGGCCGCCGCACCGGACGCGAAGGTCAGCGTCGAGCCCGTTGCCGGGACCACGCTTGTCACGTCGTTCACGATGGTGCCGACGAAGGTGGCCGCGGAACCGGCCACGGTGATCGTGACGTTGTTCGCGGCCGGCCCGGTGAGGTAGAAGACGTAGGTGGCACCGGCACCCGTCGTCGGGCTCGGCAGGTCGATGTCATAGGCCGATGCCTGCGACACGGAGAAGATGCCGCCGGAGTCCGCGAGGGCAACCGAGGTCGCCCCCGTGATCGCCACCGCCGTCGATTGCTTGGCCTTGATGTTCGTGATGCCGGCCGCACCGCCGAACACGAGGGCATCGGCCGATTGATCCCACAGGGCATAAGCGGACGCGGTGTCGCCATACCATCGCTGGTCGATGCCGGCCCCGTCCACGCCCCAGCGGATTTCGCTGTTCGTGGCCGCCTGGGTGACGTTGAACCGGGTGCCATCCCACGCCATGAGGATGTCCGACCCGGTGCCGAAGGCGGCCGTCGCATCGTCCGGGTAGAGCGTCCCGCCCGTGAAGGTGGAAAGGCCCGTCACGCCCAGAGTGCCCGAGGCCGTGACGTTCGTGAACGAACCGGTGGTGCTGCTGACGGTGATCGTCGGCTGGATGAAAGCGTTCGTCGCGAAGAGGCGAATCGCCGCCGTGCCGCTGCCGTAGCTGGACACGTTCGTCCGGATGGCCGTGAGGTTGGCCGCCGCCGGGATGATCCACGCGGCCTCTGCGTTATCGCTCGGGCTGATGGTCGTGCTGCCCGCGATGGGCAGGTTCGTGCTCGCGTCGATGCACGAGATCGGGAACCAGTCGCCGCCGCCCGCAGTGCCTTCGAGCGTGAAGGCGACGGTGGCGTAGGTGCCGCTGATGGTCAGAGTCGCCGACCCTTGGGCCGGGTCTTTGGCCGCACTGTACCCGGTCGTGCCGGTCGCGGTGATGTTGTACGTCGAGTACGTCGGCCCGTATGCCATGATCGATCCCCTGAAAGAGGGCCGCCGTGGGACGGCGGCCGTGCATGTGGAACGTCGTTACAGCGATTGGCCCACAGGGGCCGTCGAGTAGCCCGCCGAGGAGGTTGCCGCCGCCGGGTTGCCGTACACGATGAACGAGTACGTCACACTGGTGCCGGTCAACGTCTGGGCCAGCCGCAGATACGGCCCTTGGAAGTTCGGGATGAACAGCGTCGCGACCGTGCCCACGTCGTTCGTGTCCAGCGTGGTCGTCGCACTGGTGATCGCGTCATACGACGAATCGTCGTAACTCTGCTCGGCCGCAATCGCCAGCGAGCCGCCGCCCGCGACGGCCGACACTTGGAAGATGAGCGTGATGCCGCCGGAGTCGAATCCCGAGAGATCGACGCCGGTCGTGTTGGCGGTGGATGCTACCGTCGTGCTCGTCTTGCCGAGCACGAGGTTGGTCGGGTACAGATACCCGGAAACCGGCTGACTCATTGCGAGGCTCCTTGAATGTCCGGGTGAATCAGTTGTCCAGGTTCGGCACCTTGAGTTGCGGCATGTACGCCACGCCAGCACCCTGCCGAATCTTGCAATCGCCGTACATGATCGAGCGGAACAAGGTCTGGTTCTTCGTGTAGGCCTCGTCGCCCCACGGGTTCGCGTCGAGGACCACCGCCCCGTGCATGCCGACCATGATCTGGTCGCCATCGACGCCGAGGATGTAGGTCAGGTCGGTGCCGCTCCCCTTCGTCTGGTTGTTCACCACTTGGTTGCTCGTCACAACCTTGCGTTGGCGGAGCATTTCGCCGAAGTCTTCGCCGAAGGTGCGGAACATGTTCCACAGGTAGGCACCGGCTTGATCGCCCGCCGCGATGCTGTCCGCACGCGTCTCGGTGATGCCGAGCCACATCGACGGCCGCATGATCCACGTCTTCACGTCGCTGTTGCGGTCCATGTTCTTGCGGATCATCCGAGCGATGTCGGGTGGCGTCCAAGTGTTGCCGTCCACGCCCTGCGACTTGGCTTCCACCGTGCCGCCGGTCGCCACGGACTGGTTGATGATGCCGTTCACGAGGTTCGGGCCGCCGCTGCCGGAGAGGCACGCGAAGTCGAACGTCAGGGCCATCACGTCCGTCATGTCGGAGCGGATCATCGCTTCGGCCATGCCCGGCGAGTAGGTGAGCAACTGGTTGCTGGACCGCACGAGGCCGATGAACTCCACCGGGTTCATCGTGATCGTGTCGGTGGTCGGGTTGCTCTCGGTGCCAGCCGTGTTTTCCGGCCGCTCGTACACCGTGCTCGGCCCGGTCTGACGCGGGAACTGCACGGAGCCTTGAGCGGGCAACGCCACTTGGCGAGCCCCGATGTTCGGCATCACCATCTTGTTGCGGAGCAGCGGGATGAGGTCGCCGAACTCCGGCGGGGCCACCATCGCACCGCCCGTGGTCTGGTCGATCCACGACATCGGCGTTTTGTACCGCATGTCGGTGTCACGCTTCTGGTCGCTCTTGCTCCGGTAAATCTCCACCGACTTGCGGTAGAGCATCGAATCCGGGTCGAACGCCTCCTCGCCCATCGCGTCGTGCAACGCCTTCCGCATGGGGGCGAAGTCCGACGAGCGGCTGATGTCGTCCGGGATGAGCTTCCACGAGAGCGGAACAAGGATCGAGTTCCGCTTCATGGACTTGTACTGGTTGCCGTGCTGCATCATTGCGTCACGGAACTTGCCGAACTCCTGGACTTCGAGCTTCGCCTCGCTCTCGTCCAGCATGCCGCTGACGACCATCGCGGCTTTGCTCATGTAGAGCGGCCGACTGGTCAACGGGTCTTCGCCCACGCGAGCGTGCGGGGCGCGGCCGGACTTGAGGATGTCGCGGGTGCCGGGTGTGGCCCGAGTCGCGGGCTCCCGTTCGCGTTGTTCGAGGACGAGACGGGCCGCCTTCAGGAGGTCGCCATGCTCGCGTTCGGAAAGAGTCTGAGCAGCCATCGAGTAGCCCCCTTGTTAGGCCCGTGCCATGACACGACGTAGTTTCTTGGCTTCGAGAGCCTTGTAGTTCTTGTCCGCTTCGGTGTTGCCGGATTCCGCCTCGCGGATTTCCGACATCTTGAACCGCTTCGCCTTCACGATGAGTTTGAACCGCTCCGGAAGGCACTTGAGGATCCCCTCGTCGTCGAGATCCGTTTCCACTTCCGCCGCCTCGTCCTCGGTGGCTTCCACCTCGGCATCCGCGTCGTCTTCGAGGTCGGCGTCCACGTTGGCCGCGGTGGCAACGGCCTCTTGGACCATCGCCTCCACCTTGTCGCAGAGCTTGCGAAGAGCCTTCATGCCCTTCTTGTGCTCGCCCTTGACTTGCTTCGCCGCCTCGCACGCATCGGTGAGCGTCTGGGCCAGCATCCGCAGGCCGTCCGCTGTGGGATAGTTGCCGGGTTCCGTCTGCGAGCCTTCCGCCGGGCTGGCATCGGCCGCCGCCGGATCGTCGTACACCGAGGTGTCCGCGAGCGATTCGTCCGGCAGCATGTCCGCCTTCTTGATCAGTGCGTTCGACACGGTGAAATACCTCCGGGACGGGACGACGGCAGACATGCTCTTGAGCAGCATCGGGTGCATCGACTCGCCGCCCACTTTGCCGACTTGGACCGCCTTGACGAGCTTTTCCGGGGCCACCGTCAGAGCCCCGTCATTGACCGGCGTGCGGCAATGAACGAAGCCGTGGAAGTCCCAGTTGAAAATTTCCAAGGCCGGCCGGTTCTCGATGGGAGAGGGGCCGAGCGGCCGATAGGACTTGTGCAAGCGGCCGTCACTCCACTTCGGAGCGGCCGGGCGGAACTCCATCGAGACGCCGGGCAGCGTGTCGTCCGCCACGAGGGCGAAGACCTGCATGGAGAGCTTGTCGTTCGGGTCGAAATAGGACGTAGCGACCGGCAGCGAGTGCTTCACGCCCTTGAGATTCAGGTCGGCCATGCGAACCGAGTAGGTGCCGCCCGGCTCCGCGAGCGAGTCGCGGGCCCATGCGATCACCACCGGATCGGCCGATGCGTTCTTCTCTTCCGGGTAGACCCATTCCTTTTGGGCCTTGTCCCAGCGGTAGTGCTCGAGGCCGATCCACGGGTCCGCCTGATGCGGGGCGAAGTTGCCGCCCGCCGGGTGGACGAAATCGCCCGCCTTGTCGTGCTCGGGCTGCGTGAGAACCGACGTGATTGTGAGTTTGGACGAATCGACGGACTTGGTGAACGGCGGCGCGGCGTCAATCGCCAGCAGCGAGCCGAGATCGTAGGTCAGGTTGGGGTGGCCGGAAGACGACACAGGCAACCGCTCGGAAGCTGGTTGCACACAGGTGTGTCGTGTGTGGCCGTGACGCTGTGTGTGCCGTCGCGGCCACACACAGACAATTTCTACGGGGGATCAAGCCCGTACTTCCAACCGTATCGAGTGCCGAACCGAGTGGCAAGCGAAAACAAAGAAGATTTTCGCGGACTGGCCGAGTTGGCACACAAGGCATTGGTAAGTTTCCGGCTTACTGGAGCGGATTACCGGCTTACCAACCGCTCCCGCGATACTCGTGCAAAAGCTATTGCGTTGCCGGAAAACGGCCGAAATGTGGCGAATTCACGAGAGTTACGGGGGCAAGTGGCAAGAGTTGCCACTTGATCCGTGGCATCCGGGTCGGCGAATCCGTATCATGTCCTTTGCCGTGGCAGGCCCAATCCGAACATTCGCACAGTCGGTCCCGTTCCGCCGCTCTCGCCTGCCACGGTGAGAAGGTGCGGGGCCGACGTGCGCAGAGGCCGACCCAGATGGGCGAGAAGCTGGACGCGATGAAGAAGGCGGCGAAGCGGCCGACCCCGAAGGCCAAGCCCGCCGCACCGAAGGCTGAGCCAACCCCGGCCCCGGCCCCCAATCCGCCGCAGAAGCCCCACACGCGAAAGCCGTGGAAGCATCGGCACCAACTCAAGGGCCGACTGCCGGATGGGTCCATCATGGAAGCGGTCTACTTGGCAAAGAATGAGACAGAAGGCGAGTGGGCCGTCACCCTCTTCATCCCCAACAAGCAGCCGATCTTGGGAATGACAGGTTTTCAAGCAACCCGGTCGGCCCTCTTCGCCGCTTGCGTGGCCGCCGACAAGATGTACCGAGAGACGTTGGTGCCGACCCAGGAGGGAAAGACATGACGTGCGAAGAAGTGCGAGAAATGATGAAGGTGCCGATTCACCTTTCGACCTTGGCGATGCGGTCGGCCGGGAGACATCATGTCCAAAACTGCGAAGCGTGCTACACGGGGATGATGTCGCACCTAGAGAAGATGATCGATTCCGGGCTCGCCAAGCCGGAAAGCATCGTTCGCGGAGTCATCACCGCAATAAACGACCACTTTAGCGAAGACGCGGAGGCTCAGCCCGGCGGCGCGTCGTCCTGAAGCAACTCGGCCCGTAGGGAGTCCCAGTCAGAGGCCGACCCGGATGCCACTGACTTGCGGATCGGCCCGTACTTCGCTGCGAGATCGGGATAGTCTGCCAGCACCTCGGGAGGGACTGGCTTTCCCGTAGCAATGGCGGCTTCAACTGCGTCTTTGTGCTCTTTGCCAATGCGACGAATGGCTTCTTTGTCGTACTCCGAGCCGAGGTATTCTTTCCGCGTGTATTGGTGCGTGTCCTTGATATCGGGCTCGGAAACGGCCGGGCGGTTTTGCTCAGGTTGTGATCCTGTAAGCATCTTGATTCGCATGTCCGCCATTGCTGGCGTGGCCTCAAATCGGCCAAACCGAGTGCCCTGCGTGTCGATAGGCAACTTCGCATCCGCTCGGAGAAGATTGCCAGCGGCGTCTTTGTAGTATTCCATGCCGTTTACAAACGCGACGTGACCTTTGGACTTCTCCGGCTGATGCCCGGTCGGCCCCGAATCGCTCACCTTCACCGGATTCCCGTCCGGCCCGAAGTCGTACTGGCCTTCCACGGTGTACTGATTCTGCCGACCCGCAAGCAACTCCTTGCCCATGTAGGATGCGGCGGGCACCGCGTTGACCTTGCCCGCCTTGTCCCGGTAGACGACGTGGCGGCCGATGGGCGTGCCCTTCGTGTCCGTGCGGCGGTTGTGATGCGTGCGGGACTTGGAGAGGGCGGCGGCGTGGTCTTTAGGTGGCGGCGATTCAGGGGACGACCCGGAAGGCGTCGGGCTTGGCACCGGAGTGGCCGCCCCGGGTTGCGTCGGCGGTGGCTCCACGTCGCCACGTTGCTTGAGGATGCTGCCCGTGTCTGGCGTCCCGTGACTCGTCTTGTCGCTCTCCGGCAACTCGGCCATGAGTTTGTGCCGCTGGAACATCCGGCCGCCGTGCTGGGCCTCCCCGTAGTTCTTGTCCGCGTCGAACTCACGCCACGGGTTCAGGTCCGAGCGGCCTGCGTCCGCGTGGCCGGTGCCGCCCGTGTTGCTCATCGCCTCCATGCCGAAGTCGAGTGCGTCCGTCGCCTCTTGCTCCGCACGCTTCCGCTCGGCCATGACCTTCGCGTGCCGCACCAGGGCCGTCACCATCTCATCCCGCCGACGCCGGCCCCAGAATGACGCCGCCAGCGATTCCCGCACACTCCGCAATTGGCCGACTGTGAGGTGTGGCAACTCGGCCGCCAACTCGGTGAAGTGCTCGGGGGGCACGTCTTCGCCGCCCCGCCTGGCCATGCTGATTTCTTCGGCCAGCGTGCGGACCTTCTGCAACCGCTCGGCCTTCTGTTGCTTCGAGGCGGCCACCCGCTCCCGGTGCAGACCCGCTTTCGTGCGGCCCGTATCCACTTCTCCCGCGAGTGCGGCGTCCAACTTCTTCCGCTCTTCCGGGTCCGTCGTCTTTTCGCGGAGTTTCTCGGCGAGTGCCGGGTCGCTCTTGGCCGCGTGGATCGCCTCCCGGCCGATGAACCGCCCGTCGTCCCCGCGGGGATGCTTTGAGGCATCGAATGCCTTGAGCATCGTCGGCGATTTTCCGATGATGATGTCAACAATTGGCGGATCGCCAGACTCCCGACCGGAAGCAATTGCTTGCTTGAGTTCTTCCTTGGATGAGACCGGCGACCCGTTTACCTCGATTGTGTACTCAGAAAAACGGCCTGCCGCCGCGATGGTCTCGTCCTCCGCGCCGAACTCCCGCTCTTCCGCCACTCGTTGAAATACGTCCCATGTGTCATGGGACGCAAGAATACGGCTGGCAGGAACGCCTGGGCACGAGATGACCACTTCGGCTCGCCCGTTGGCGTTGCTGTTCCCCAAGAATTGCAATGCGGTATCGGGGTTGTCCGTCCATGATGCCATCCTTGAAAGGTTAATCGCATCGCCGTCGAACAGCCGATCCACGCCATCCGCGTCAAGGTACATTGACCTGAACAGGTCGCGGCTTTTGATGCCAGCCTTTTTGAGCCTCTTTTGCGTCTGGTCGTACATCCATCGAGTTTCTTCGCCGAGCCCCGAACCGCCATCCTTGAGCATGTCGTCGGTAATCTTGCTGACCCACGTGGATACTCCGGTAGCGGTAATGTGGGTTGCCAAGTCTTGATCAGCGTACTCACGAAGCTCTGACACCGGCATCGTCCACTTCTTCTTTGCCGGTTTGCCGCCACCTTCCACCGCCGCCTTCTCCTCCGGAGTAGCATTGGCCATCACTTCCGCCGGAATGAACTCGCCACCGCTGTACTCCTTGCCGCCCACGCTGACGCCGCCCTTCGGCGCATGCTGGGCCGCCTTCATCAGCACATCGCCGCCGAGTGCCGCTTCCAGTGCCGCCGGGTCTTCGATGAGCCCGCGGAGCACTGCGGCCACGTCGCCACCGTCGCTGTCCGCGTGGTGCGTCTTGGCGTCGATCAGGGCGTCGAGGTAAGCGAGTGTGGCCGCGTCGAGAGTATTGGGTTGGCGGTCGTCTTCCGGGTCGGCTTCCGGACTAGTCCGGACGGCCGGATTGATCCCCTCCCGAAGTGCCTTCACCGTGGCCGGCCCGTGGCCGTTGAGCGAGATCGCGAACTCCAGCATCCGGGCCGCTTCCGCCCGCCCCTCGGCACGGCCCTGCTCACGCGCCGCGTCCCGGACCTCGCGGAGAGACTTGGAAAGGGCCGCCTTCGAGATGGTAATCGGCATCGCCTACACCTTTTGCCATTCTTCGGAGTATCGGCCGGATTGCTCGCCCCATGCCGAGGCCGGAACGTCCACCGGATCAAACGATTCGTGCCACACCCGGACCAGCACGGACTGAGACGTGAACGCCTGCTCGGCGAAAGCGTTCGCCTTGCCCTTGATGGTTCCGTCAGGGAGGCCGAGTTCGGCGCGGGCCGACTCCCAAGGGCCATGGCTTTGTTACGGAATGGGCTGCTGTTACGTTTTACCCCCGGCTGTTACGAAATAGGGGCGATGTCCGCCCGGCGGACGGTTTCGACCGGGGGAATGGGCAGGGTGCAGACGAGTCGGATTTGAAGCCGATCCCCGTTGTCCTGAACGACGACATACCGGGCGGCCTCTTCACCGGGGCCGGGGTTAGCCAAGCGAACCGTCTCGCCGATCAGTGAGGTGGCGTTCATGCGAGTAGTCTATACTTAAAGTAACTACCCGTCAACCGTCATTGCAGCTTGTCAATAATCTTTTGGCAGAACTCGCTCTTGTCCGTCAGCATCGACATGATGCAAGAGGCTACAGCTTTGGCGAGCAGCGGCGGCACGGCATTCCCGACTTGTCGGAACTGCTCGCCACGCGGCCCGGTGAATCTCATGCGGTCAGGGAAGGATTGTAAACGCGCTGCTTCGCGAACCGTTAGACTTCTTTCCTGATTTGGATGAATGAATGCGCCCCAGTGAAGATCGCATTTTGTGAGGATTGTGGACGCCAAACCCTCAAAACTAAGCCTTCCGTAGCGTCTGGTATGGTCGCACCGACGGGCCTTTTTCATTCCAGCTGGAAGCAGATTTTGCGGAATATCCCGCCAACTTCCCCCCTGCGGAATGTGCGTTAGCCGCTCCAAATTGATCGGTGCGAGGTACGGGGCTACGTGATTGAATAGGCGACGCGAACCCTTTCGCATCAACCGCTGGTAGGGGCTGAACGGCTTGTCCCCGTATTCCGATTCATCGTCGCCTTCGAGAATCTTGAGGGGCGGCAGATCGCCGATTGCATCCCACACAGTCGGGCAAGCCTGCGGACTCGCGAAAAGACCGCCACTCCAGCAGACCGGCTCCGGCCATGTAATCTTGCGCCGCTCGCGTGAGCCGATGAAGAAGATTCGCCGCCGCTCTTGCGGGACGCCGAACTCTTCCGCCTTGAGAATGCGGTGTTCGACATGGTAGCCGAGCCCGTGAAGTGCTGCGTAGATTTCTTGAACGGCGCGGCCTTCGGCAACACTGGTAATGCCCGTCACGTTCTCCATCACGACGTAACGCGGGAGCAGACCGGTGACTATGCGAAGATACTCGCGGAACAAGCCGGAACGCTCGTCGTGCATCCCGCGCTGATGGTTGTAGACGCTGAATGCTTGGCAGGGCGGCCCGCCGACAAGCACGTCCAGTTCGCCCTTCCGAACTCCCGCCGCGTTCAAGAAGTCCGCGTTCTTGATGTCTTCGATTGGGCCGGGGATGAACTGCGAATGCGGCTTGTTCAACTGGAACGTCCGACCGGCATCGGGGTCGAAATCGTTCGCGGCTCGCGAAACGAACCCCGCTTGCTCGAAGCCTTCGGACATGCCGCCGGCTCCGCAGAATAGATCGATCAGTTTGTACGGTTCGCGCATGGGCTACGCCTTGGTTCGTTCAAACTTCTTCGGTCGATCCCAGTTCGCCGACTTGCACTTCGGGCACACTCGCGGCTTCTCGCCGGCATATGACTTGCTTTGCGTAGCAACCGCGGCCACAATGGCAAGTGTACGAGAATGAACGATTACTTGCTACTCTCCGAACTCTGCCGCGAACCGCTCCTGACGACCGAGGAAGCGGTGGTGGAGACGCACGTTCCCGGTGCCCACTTTGTTACGCCGAGCAAGACGCACGCCGTGCGTCTTGCCCCCGTAACTCTCGAGAAAACGCAAGATTTTGACCGTTTTCGGCCCCGCAGCCGAGCATTTCTCGCCGCCCGCTAGGAGCAAAGCGCACGGCGTGCGCTTTGCTCGGCGTCACCCGCGGGGCACTTGCCGTACCATCACGTCGCCCCAAATCGGGGGCTTGACTTGGGCCGGTTCCCGTGCGGCCACCTGCTCCGCCAATGTCTCGGCCGCATGTCCCACGGCCTCGGCACCGCGTTCGGCCGCGATCTGCTCGGAGAGTTCGCGCTGGGCCTGATTCTGGGCCGGCCGCTGTTGCTTTGCCATGATTCACTCCGCAAGGATGGACTTGCACACGTTCTGGAGCATCCGCTCCGCCTTCTTCCCCTTGATCGACTTCCGCCGCTTGGTGCCAACCATGGCCCCGCCCGTCGTGGCGTTGATCGCGGACATGGCCGCCTTGAGCATCGGGCGGGGGCCGAGTGAGCCCTCGCCCGCAGGGTTCTCCGGCCGATCCTCGGAGGGGCCGCCCACCGCACCATCCGCCCGGTTATCGTCCCGCTTGTCGGGGCCGGCCGCGGGGAGAGGGGCCGGGGTTGGTTGCGGGGCCGCTTCCGCTTGCAGCTTCGCCAAGTAGATCGGCTCGGGGTACTCGCCGTATTTGACCGGCGGAAGGTTCTGCTTCGCCCGCCGGTCGTTCACGCTCACGATGTTGATGTCGATCTTCTGCTGGGCCTGATCTAAGTCCGGGTCGTTCAGGGCCGGCAGTTCGAGCTTCATCCGGTACTGGCCCGGCTTCTTGCTCCACGGATCGCACAGGACGCGGCTGTAGAAGTCCGCCCAGTCGTTCGCGTCCGGCTGGAGCGTGAGCATCCGGAACTTCTGCATGTTCGCATAGAGCTTGCTGAATGAGCCGGCGTCCGTGGAAAGGACGATATCCATCGGGACGCCGAAGAGGGCCAAGCAGAACTCCAGCATCGTGGCGCGGCCGTCCGGGAAGTCCATGTCCTTGACGCCGGGACTGAGTTGCTTCACGTCATACTTCGCGTTCGCATCGCCACCCCCGAGGGTGAAGATTCGCCGGGCATTGCGTGCCCCGCCGTGCCGCTGTTTCACCTGGCCTTCAAAGCGGGCGATCTGGTTGGCGTCCTGGCCGGGCAGCATGATCATCGTGTCGAGGATCACGCCCTCGTCCATCATCGTCCACCAGCATTGATCGATGGCCGACAGGATGTCCAACTCGATGGCCCCGGCCGTAAGGGGGCTGTAGCCGTCCCACATCAGGTACGGGTGTGGCCGCTTCCGCCGCCGCATCTCTTCCGCCGGGATCGTCGCACCCGCGCCGCTCATGCCGTAGGCCAACGCTCCGTTGGCGTAGTAGGGCATGATCTGATACGCCCCGTTGGGGTACTGCTGCGAGGCCGTGAGATTGGGGATCGTCAGGGCCGTGGGCATCGCGTACAGTTCGACGGGTTGGCCCTTGTGGTTCGGAACGCACCAGAGGTAGGCCAGCCCCGTGAGCCGGTCCTGCATGATCTGGTATTTCAAGACGTCCTTGAATGTGTCGCCGCGTTCGTTCGGGTGCTCCAGCAGTCGGCAGACGGGGAAGTCCGATTCGGCCGGCACATACTCGTGATCGAGGCCGAAGGAATCCTCGTGGAGCGATTTGCGGATGGTGCGGTCGGGGAGGAATGTCGTCTTATTCGTGTGCTTGACCCGCCGCTGAATCTGCGGCCGGATGCCCCCCATCGCCGTGAGAATCGCGTTGATGGCCAGATAAACGGGGCCAGTCAGTTTCTGGCTTTGCAGAAAGCGATTCCCGTAGGCGACCCCCGGAGGGTCCCTGCGGAGCGTCTCAAGGACGAGTGCCCCTTGATTGATCTGCTGGGGGCTGCGGGTGGCCCGGTCGGGGAACTGGGGGAGGCCGGTGTCGAGCCGGTCAAAGCTGGTGATGGTGTTGCCCATGGGATTCAGTGTACCGATTGGCCGGCCCGGATTGGCGTGGAATCGCGTTCGGCAAGGGCGATTCTTGGAGAATGGGTTGACGGTTCGGGCGGTGCTGGTACACTGCTTCATCAGGTGATGAAAAGCGAATGGCCCGGCCACCGTGGTAAGTTGCCGAGCCAGACGCCGAGAACAGACTTGAAGTGCAATTCTAGCACCTCTCAAGTCTCTTTCAACACCCGTTCGCAAATCCGGTTCGCTTGTCTGCAGGGCGAACGATTACCACCACACGCAGGATAGCCCCCGAGTGGCACGTTGGAAATTCACGGTCGAGGCCGTGGAGTTCGCCGATCCCAGCGAAACAGTTTCTTGGTCGTGCTGATGAGGCCGACATGGGTGCCAATAAGGATGAGCTGGAGGGCTTGTCCTTTCGTGGTGGCTGGTGCGCGTCCGACACCCTGCCAGCGTTCGTTCCGCAAGGAATCTCCACGACAGGCAGGGTGAAAGCCCCGGATGCCTGAACCAAAACACCGGGGACGGGATACGTCATACCGGCGGCTCCGTTACCGAAGAACCGACTCCGTAGGGGTCGGTCTGTCTCCCGGACTCTCCACCCCGAAGGTTGAGGAATACACATGAAGATGACACCCTCTGAGAAGTCCGACCGCAAACAGGGGAGGAAGTTGGCGAGGTGATCAACCGCGGCAAGATGCGGAACCTTGCCCACGCCCTTCAGGTGGCCGGCTACGAGCACACGGGATACCGGCTGATTGCGGCGGCCCGCATCATGTACCACGGGACGACGAACAACAACGCCGGCGGCCTCAAGACCGCCGAGAGCCAAGTGACGGATCAGATGATGAAGGACTTCATCAACAAGCATTTGGAAGCCCTGGTGTTTGCCCTCGGGTGCATCCACACCAGCGTCGGATCGGCCATCATCGTCGGCGTCGTGGCCCGTGCGTACTACCACACGGACACGGAGAAACTCACCCGATTCGCCTTGGCCATGCAGGACAAGATTCCTCTGGAAGATGCCAAGCCCGGCGACCGCTCCGCCCGCCAGTTGTATACCTACCTCAAGTCGGTCAAAGGTGGCGCCGTATCCGCCCGTGCGGTGACGTATCGCAAGGCCCAGAACGCCCTGCACGCCTACCTGAACGATCAACCGCTCTCGAAGCTGTACGAGAACTCCGAAGACCTCTTCCCCCTTCCCAAGTGAGGCCTCATGACGAAGAAGCAGCGGCGTCACCCGTGGGCCGTCCGCCTCAAGGGGATTCGGGATCGACATGGATTGACGCAAAAGGAGGCGGCCGCCAAGATCGGGGCGGCCACTCGGACTTGGATCGGATGGGAGAACGGACGCACGCCGAGCAAGGCGTTCCAGTTGTTGATCGACAAGACGTTTTGACGCACTTCCATGGCCGGCTGGGTCGGCCCCTCACAACGTCACCACCGAGAAGGAGACAGGGGCTTTCTCCCAACACGCCAACCCGACACTATCCCCGCAATCGGTCGAGCGGCCGATCCGCTTCCGAATGTCGTCCTTGCTCTCCACGAACAGGCCGGAGACCGCCATCCGGTAATGCGGAGCACACAGGTCGGCCGCCAATTCCGGGTCCGGCGGAAGGGCCAAGCGGCTGTCGTCGTCCCCGCCCTTGGGGTCCAGCAAGGCCCGCACCTTCCACATCATGGCCGCCCGAAGATTGCCGAACTTGATCGCCGGAACTTTCGGGTCTTTCCAGTTCGTCGACTCGCTCACCACAATCGGATTGACGCTCTTCAAGCCCATCAGGACGGCCGTATCGTAGGCCGATTTGCCGATGCCGATGGCGTCGATATTGGTCGGCACACCCTGTTTGCCGCCACCCGCCTTGAGAATCAGGTCGCACACGCTGGCCCCGTCCGGCGTATCCCGCCCCTTCCGCTTCACCAGTGGCCCGATGGTCAGGCCGTACCTCGGGGCAATGCAGGTCGAGTCCCGCCCTTCCATCGCCACGTCCACGCCCAGAGCGGCTAATGGCCCGTATGGGGCCGCCCGCTTCGCCCAACGCTTCTGGGCCAAGTCCACCCATGCGGACGGGATGAGTTGCCAGCGGTCGTCCTGCTTGGCCGCCCCGAAATCGCCCTTGAGGTAGATCGAGCGGAGCGGTTCCGGCAGCGTGGCCAGCGTGTTCTGGTATCCCGTCGCCTTCAAGAGGTCAATCATGTCGCCGGGGATGAATGTGCGGGATCGGGGGTAATACGTCTCGTCGCCGTGCACCACCGGGGTCGGCCCCGCGAACTCCTCCTCCTTGTCCCCGATGGTCGTGTACCACCGCAGTTCACCCGGAGCGGCCCGATTTGGGCAATGCGGATCGAGCCACGCCCGCCATCGGCGGATCACCCACTCGCCCTCGGCCGTCGTGGGGGGATTGGAGGCGGCCACCACCCGGCACCGCTGGCCCCGGATCGTCGTCCGGTTCCAGCCGTTGATGAATGTGTAAACCGACTCGGGGAAGTCAACGACCTCATCCCAAGCTTTCAGGTCGTGGGCTCGGCCCTTGTACTTTTGCTTGTCCGTCTCGTGCTCGCAGCCGGCCAACTCGATGGTCCGGCCATCCGATGTGGTGCAGATGCCGCCGTAGCCGCTGGATCGGAACCGATCATTTGGCCAAAGCAGATCGCGGAGCCGGCTGCTGATTTCTTGGAGTTGTGTGGCCTCGCGGCGAAGAATCAACGACTTGCGGTGCCGCGTCAGGCCGAGCCCGAGAATCACATCGCTTTTGCCGGCCCCGGCCCGGCCGCCGAAGAAGAGTTCGTCCGCATCACTGATGTACGCCAGCGTCTGCGGACCCGGAAGCGGCATCCACCGCACCAGCGGGGCCACCGTCGCCCGCATCCGTTCCGCCGCCGCCACCGGAAGCGATGTGACCAGCGAGGAGAGTTGCGAGGGCGACAAGCTGCTCAGAAGTGCCGCCGCCTTCATCTTCGCGAGGCTCATCCGCCTTCTCCGTGACCAGCATCTTCTTCCACTGGGCCAGTATCTTCCGGTTCTCCGTCTTGTTCTCCGTCTTTACCTTCCACTTTTGGCCGACCCGGACACGCTCCCGGCCACCGCCGTCCAGCGGTTGCCAATCGAAAATGTCCTCAACCTCGACGCTCACGATGTGCCGCTTGAGCGAGGCCGGCCACTCCGATGGCGGCAACGCTTCTCCGTTCGGCCCGAAGATCGACGTGATATCTGCGTTCACGGCACCGGCGAACCCGCGGGCAAGCGATTCAACGGACACCTTTGCCGCCTCGCACGCCGCGTCACGCAAATCCTGAATATACTCACGAATCTTTTGCTTTCGCAACAATCGAGCGGCACGTTGGTTGGCCGCCCCGCTCGATGCAGGTTGAACCGCAAAGCCTGCATCCTTAAAGGCTTGTGTAGCACTTACTCCGCCGGCTGCGTACAGTTGGCAGAAGCGGATTTCAGGAAGTGACAGATCGGGGGATTGTGTCTTGTGTTTGGCCGTCATGGGCCGGCCTCACGCATACCAGAAGGCTACGGCAAGGTTGGTCGTGGAGCCGATGACGTAGATGTTGCGGAGGTCGCCGCTCTCTCCCGGTGCCGCCTGGAACCACGCCACATCGAAGGAGCATTCCTCGCCGGAGCCGAGGGGGTAGCCGGTGGTGCTGCTCACGCTGTCGTTGTTGCCGACGTAGACGATGCCGGTGCTGTTGGCGGCCAGTGCCTTGATCCGCACGCCGGTTTTGGCCAGCCGCTCGGTCGCGGACAGGGGCTCGGCGGCGGCGTCCACATCGGTGTTCTGGCCGTAGTTTCCTGCGAGGTATGCCGCCATTGTGGCCGCTCCAGAGTGTATGCCGTTGGTGTGATTGTACCTACAACCCGCTCAATCGGGAACGGATTCCGCTCAGGGGCGATTTAAGGCCGTTCCCGGAGACGGGCGTGCCGGTCGATGCGGCACTCACCGTCACCGCGTTGGACGTGGCCGGTGTGCTGCCGCCCGCATTCGTCGCCGTGATCACGCAGGTGAGCGATCCGGCGGCGACTGGCGTGTAGGTGTTCGCATCGGTGCCGACGTTCGACCCGTCCAGCTTCCACTGGTAGGCGTAGGACGTGGGAGAGCCCGTCCAGGTGCCCGTATCGCAGGTGAAGAGCGTGGACCCCGCGGTGCCGCTCGCTGGCGTGATGGCGGGGGCGATGGTGTTGGTTGGCGGCGAGTCGTCGAACGCGACCATCAGATTCGCCGACGCCATCCGCGTCTTCTGGCCGCCCGTATCTTGCACGAGGCCGACTTCGCAACCGTCGATTCCGCTCGTGGTCCATGCCGAGCCTGTCGCCGGGTCGGTCGCGTTGAGGACGCAGGAGTACGAGACTGATGCCGCGGTCGCAAACGCGATCGTGTCAGAATCGGTGGAACCGGAGCGGAGCCGAACCTTGACGCGGCCGTTGGAGCCTCCGTCGCGAAGCATCGCCACCGAAGGCGATACGCAATGGATCGTCCCGGAAATGGACTTGCTTGCGGCTGAGGACGACGCCTCCGTCTCAGCGTCTCCGACGTTGATCGTGGAAACCAAGTAGCTCGCTGCCGTATCGGGTGGCAGCAAGCCGACGACTTGGTAATGACTGCCCGCCCCGGCCCCCACGGTGAACGTCTGGTAAGCCCCGTTTGCATCGGGGATCAGGCACGCCACCTTGACCGCATCGACATACTCGGAATTGCTCACGATCGCGTCGTCGTAATAGAAATCGACGCTGTTGCCGTTGCGATTCGCGACTTTGCCCAAGCGGATCGCACTGGTGTTGCTGGCGGAGAGGTTGGCGGTCGTGCTGATGTCCGTCGTGCCATCGACCTTCACTTCGATGGCCGCACCGGTTCCCGTGCCGCACTTGATCTGAATCTTGTACCACGTGTCCAGCGAGAGAACGGCCGTTCCGGTGGCGATCAGGGTCGTGCCGTTGTACGCCGAAATCACACCGGCCGATGAAATGCGAAGTTGCATTTTCGCGGCGGCGGTGATGTAGACGTTGACGAACTCCTCGTCGTTGCTCGCCGGAAGTGTTGCCGCCCGAAAATAAAACGTGGTGTAGGTCGTCGCACCAAGATTGGCGGTCAAGACGGCATACGCGCCATTTGACCCTAATACGGCGTAGTACCCGGTCCCCGTCGTCGTCGGATTGACCCGGAGGGCATACGTGGACCACGCACCACGGGTCGGCGATGTGACGATGGACGCCGTTCCGGTGCCGAGCCCGTCGCCGAGAAGACCCAACTCCATGCCGCTGAATGCCGTGATCGCCATTACAGAACCTTCCCGGTGATGCTGCCGTATTCCGGGGCACCGTAGTACACCACGTCGAAGCCGAGTCCGGTGTCCACGTTGCCGGTGATCGTCACGCCCGCCAGCACCGTGAGCAGGTCGTCGCCACTGCCGAGGTAGAAGTTGCCCGTTACGTTCGCGTTGACGTTCACCGTGTCGTCTCCGCCCTGCGTGTAGAGCGTGAACGACTTGCACGGCACGCCGTCGATCTCATACGACTCGGCGAACGCGCCATTGGAGCCCGTGACGCGAAGGCTGTTCAGCACGCCCGTGATGTTGATGGCGAACGGTGACAGCCCCGTGATTCCCGACGCCGACACCGTGACCGGATCGGGGCGGCTCAGTCCGTTGTAGTCCGATGCCCAGAGATTGGTCGCGTATCCGGCCACGATGTTCAGCGGAGCTTGGATTCGGTCCATGTTGCCGATCATAGACGGGATGGCCGAGCAGGCGTAGACGGTGGTGATGCCGCTCTGGCCGAAGATCGTCGTGGGGTCGTCGATGCTCCGCACGTTCACCGTGTTCGTCCCGCCGCCCGCGTAGACTTCGATACCGTCCACCGCCGACTCGGGGCCGCTGATCGACTTCGTGCCCGACCCCTTGTACCCGGCGTCCAATGCGGCCTGCGTCAACGTGATCGGCGTCAGCGAGTCGTTGAACGAGTACACGCCACCACCAACGCCCACCGTGAGGTTGTTGTTCTCGCTGCCCGTGTCCGTGAACGAGAGGACGCCGCCGGAGAAGTCCACCGTCGCCTGGTTGGCCCGGTCTTCGAGTTGTTCGAGGTGTTTGCGGATCATGGTCGGCCGCTCCTGTAAGGGATGTGGCCTCATTCTACCGATTGCGGCCGACCCGGAGAAACGAAAACGGCCGGGGCCACAACGACCCCGGCCGCTCCCACTCCCCGAAGCACCGGCTACCGACACCGATGGAACAACCGACCGAGCAACCGGGGCCGCTCGGCCTTGACCTTCTGGGCCGCGCACTTGGCGGCGTTGACGGGGGCGGCCGCCACCGCACGGACGCGGGGGGCGGACTTGCACTGGCCATTCGCACAGTCGGCCGCAGGCGCCGAGGCGGAGAGCAAGAACAGGGCGGCCAGGAGGATCAGGTAACGCATTCGGACACCTCGTGAGGAACAGGGCGAACCGGCCGAGTATATCACAGGCCGAGCAACAGCGAAACCAGAAGCTGAATCAGTTGCTGGCCGAGCGGACTGGCGAAGAAGTCGAGGATGGCCTGCAGGATCGACCCGTCGCCCAACGCCCCCACGGCATTCGCCACCGAGGGCGGGGCCATGCTCATGGCCAGATGGATCGTGTCGTCGTCCACCGAGGCGGCCAAGCGGCGTGCCTCAAGGATGCCGAAGCCCTTCTGACGCAGGGCGGACGCGACCGCCATCTGAGTGCGGGCACGGAAAAGAAGACCGGGCATGTTACCTCCAGAAGATGAGGCCGCGCCGTTGTGACGTGGCCGGACTTGCACACTGGCCGTTCGCACACCCGCTAGTGAAACCACCGAGCGTGGCAGGAATCGCATTCGTGGACGTGGCCGCCTGCGGTGTACCCGCGGACGATCCACGTTCCGGACCCTGCGGGACTGGTGTGGCCGCATTGCGGGCAGGTGTGGCTCCCGTGGTAGGGGAGCCGGTTGATTTTGGGCCGGCCGCGGCACCCCCACGGGCCGCCGTGATGTTGTTCACGACCGTGAACTTCGGACAGTTGTTGACCACCACGAACTCCGCACCGCGGACTCGTGCATGAGTCGTCAGTAACGCCATGATCGCCGCGAATAACGCGATGTAACGCACGTCGCACCTCCTTACGCCGTCGTCGAGCGGATGGCAACGGCACCGTTTGCGATGGCCTGAGAGCCGCGAAGAACAGCCAACCCGTGGCGGCCCCAGCCTTTCCACGAGTTCAGGATCAGTGGCCCCCATGATCCTGGCTCGATCCGCACCCAGCGGACTTGGCAGACGGAGTGGCCCCACCAGTTGAAATCGGACGGGGCCGGGACATTGAGGAAGCCGCATGTCGCCAGTTGCAGCGTCGTCATGGACTGGTCCCACACTTGCCGCGTCAAGTCCCGCCACTCCTCCTGCGTCCGCCGCTTGGCCATCTCGGCTTTGCACTCCGGCGTCAACCACTTGAGGTTTGCGGACTGGAGCGGCCACTGCCCCGGCCCCGTGCCCTCTTCCGCCACGCCGTTCTCGGCAAGATACTTCGCGGCCAGCCCGCACCATCCGCCCTCATCCTTGCCGCCCTTGATCGGGGCGCAGATCGAGAACGCGTTCAGACGCATCGGGGGAAGGTTCTGCTTGAGCCGGTCCAACATCGCAGCATGCGTGACAGAATGGCCCCAACAGTAGCCGTAGCCGTCCTGGTCGAGATTGACAAACGCCGGCTCCCCGTTCGGCCCGTTCAGATAGAGGCGCTCGAGGCTCGACTTGTTGGCTTCCTGCTCGTCGTAGCGGGCGTCCCATTCGCTCTTCGGAATCACATCCATCTCGGACGCCGGTGCGAACATTTCCGGCGGATCGACGGAGTAATCACGCGGCACCATGCCGAACGACTGTGACGGGTCGAAGAGCGTGTCGCGGTCGGCCGCAACGGCTTGATCGAGGATCGGGATGCTGCCCTTGTAGAAGTCCGGCATGGTCATTTCCCTCCGTTGAACTTGCGGAGCGTGGCGAGAGCATCATTGACGGACTTCGGGAACGGCTCGATGCTCACCTTGCCGTTCACTTCGATCACCACGCACGGGATATCCGTGAGCTTCGGCTGAACCGCCGCCCACAAGTCCTTGAACACCGGGAAATCGGTCGTCACCTTCTGGTCCTTGTCCCACTCCCTCCAGCCCGGCCAGTTATCGTCGCGGGTGCAGTTGGCGTTCAGATAGTCCCGAACCGCCTTGGCGTTCATCACGTTGGCCGCGTTCGGGTTCGTCGTGGCACTCTCGTAGACCCAGATCACGCGGAAGGACTTCACCGCCGGATCGGGAGTCGGGTCCGGCTTGGGGTCCGGGCTCGGTGGCGGTTGCGGAGCCTGATTGACGTCAACGAGCATGCGAGCCGCGCCGCTCTCGTCCGCAATCCCTTGCGGAACGGCAATCAGTTCGACCCGGCCTTTGCCGCCCGGTGCGGCCTCCACGATGGCAAGGTGTTTGGCCGAATAGTTCCGCGTCTCGATCTTGCCGGTGCCGTCGAGGAACTTGCCGCGGATGCGGATCGGCCCGGCCTCGCGGGTAACGGTCACGGACCCACGGGGCGAGTCGAAGAGCAGGAACGGTTCATCGGACGGGATGACGTAGAGCGTATCGCTGGTGAGAACAGGAACGACACCGGGGCCGGGCGGCGTGGGGGCCGGCGGCACCGTCTTCGGGTCCACTTGGGGGAAGACAAACCCCTTCTTCGGTGTCGGTGGCCCGTCTGACTTCGGGATTGGCTGGGCCGCGAACGCGACCGCAGACAGGAGTGCGGCCGTGGCCGCAAACAGGAGACGCGGGAGCATCGGGAATGGTCCTGTAAGGGAGTGTGTAAGGGATTCTTGGGCCACCCCCAAGCCGCCGCTCCCTTACAAGTCACGGACGGCCGGGGGATGGTTGAAATGCATTCTACAGATTGGCCGACCCGGAAGTATTTGGATAATTCTTGCCGGTATCTATTGACCGGGTGAATAGCTGCCGGTATAAAGTAGGTGTAAGGACGAACGACACCAACCGGAAAACTGAAATGACGACGACCCTGAACAACGTGACAATCAGCGAAAAGGCCCACAACGGTGAGAAGCGGATCGGCCGCCCGACGATTCACCGCGTCGAAGGGGTGTGGGAAGTGATTGCCCGATGTGAACACCCGGAAGGCGGACAGTGCTTCCGCAGCTTCGGCCTGTTCGCCGATCTGGATTCGCTGCCCCAGTGGTACTGGAACGCCCGCTAAACAACCCCACCCGCCCCTCTCCGGAGGGGCATCTTTCAGGAGCCATCAGATGAAAGTTGCCGAATACCGCGACCTGATGTCCGCCGTGGAATGTGCTCTGGCGTCTGCCATGTCCGCCGCTGATGCTCGCGAGCGGTTGGTTGAGGGGTCGCGTCTGGTTCGCGCCATTCGTGAGATTCGCGGTGCTGAGTGCCCGCGTAAGAATCTTGCTCTTGAATGCCGCGCGAACCTGATGCTTGAAAGAGCTGAAACCTTCCTTGCTTCGTCAGGTATCGGTGAGCTTGTCCGACACGCGGATCAGGCTGATTCCAACCTGCAACGCATGTCCTACGCGGGGGAATGGAGATGATGATCCAGTGCCCATGCGGTGGCGACCGTGAACGCTGCTATTCATGTGTCGAATGCGGAGCCGTGATGTGCGACGACTGCGTTGGCGTCGTTGACGGCGACAACTGTGCTGAATGGTGCGAGCGATGCGCCCGCAAAGCATGGGCTCGTGAATTGGATCAGGCAGTAGAGCGGCAGCATAAGCAACTGAGGGACACCCATGACGCGGCGAGTTGACGAACTTCGGAGCGGCAACCTGTTTCGCTGCATTCATTCGATGCGACGCCACGACGTTGCGGGAATCGGCGTTCTCTGCAATGCAAAAAGCCAACCTCGAACAAGGAGCATAAAATGCCTCATCCATTACACTTCGACGGTCGATTTCTCTGGCACCCACAGCCGGACGACGCCCCCGATGAGTTCCAGTACGACTATCTTCCGCGAGACGTGTTTGACAGGCTGGACGGATTTATCCAGCGCGAAAATCCGCGAATGAGCCGCATGGTTAAGGCGTACCCCACAAAGGACGAAGCAATGGCGGCACTCGCGAGGGCGCAGCAGATTCCAGCGGAGTGGAACCGGCACACGGCGGGGGTTGGACATGCCTTCTAATCGCAAACCCGGACGCCCCCGCACCAAGCCCCTCGGCCTCAAACGCCGAGAGTGGTGGGCATCCGACGCCGAGATTGCCCAACTCCGCAAGCTGGCCGCATCCCGTGGCGTCTCGGTGCAGGAGTTGGTGCGGCAACTGGCCATTGCCGCATGCCGCAACGTGGGCTAATCCACGTCCGGCCGATCTTCGTACAGGTCCAGCACCGGCGACAAGTCCGCCCCGCACTCCGGGCATACGTCCTGCTGTCTCAGTCGGCCCAAGCACATCGGGCACGCATCCCCGTCCACGAGAGCGAGGAAGAACTTGATCGGGATGCGAATCTCGTCCAGCAGGTGGCTCATGGTGTCCTCTCAGTCGGAGCCGCCCACGTCGTGAGATTCCGGCAGCGGCGGCAGGTCGGGCATGTCTGCCAGTTCCGAATCGGTCGGCTCGTCGGGGTCGGCCTCATCCTCATCGGCCACCGGGACGAACGCGGGCGAACAGAAATCGGCCCATGAGTACGTTCCAGGGCCGAGTCCGGTCGGCGGCTTCCGGCCGCACCGATTGTCACACCGGGGATTCGCACAGTAGGTGATCATTCGCCGGCCCTCATGGTGACCTCGCGGCCGCCGATCTCCCGCACCTTGTCGCGGCACCGCTCGCAGATTCGATTGTTGACGGGATCGCGAGAGAGGAAACGGTGCTCCGGTCCTGGTCCGAGGCACCGGACGTTGTGGACTTGGGGCGGCCGCTTTTCGGACTTGAGAGGCTTTGACATGGGCCACCCCGCAGAATCTGGATTTTGTGTGGCGTGTTTCCCGTCCCAATTACGTTCTGGAAAGGAATCAGGGCGGCCAACTGGCATACGTCCACCCGGTTCCGGGCACAAAGACCGGCACCACCGTCACCGTACCCGTGGGGGCAGGCATGACACGCGAAACACCATCCTCGCAGTACAGCAACCCGAACGATCCCTCGTCCTTGCACGGGTCGCAGTCGCCGCATGGCGTCGGCACCGGGTCCGGCGGCGGAGGTGGCGGGATCAAAGGCGGCAGATCGCCGGTCAACTTCTTCTTCCGTGCCATCGCCATCCCCCTGTTGTGTCTCGGCTGCGGGCCGGGCTCGCCAACGGCCGCACCGGTCCCGGAAGTCTACTCGATCTCACCCGGCCAACTCGCGGCCATTCACCGCCACAATCCGAAGGATCGGACGTGGCACGGGCAGTACGTCGAATGCCGGTTGGCCGCGAAGTCGTATGTCTGCCGTCCGGATCGCATCGAGGCTCATTGCGTGAACGTCGGCAAAAGCGGCTGCGTCCACTTCTTCACCCCGTTCCCGCCGCCGGACACGGCCCACGAGATCACCGCCGTCGGCGTGTGTCGCGGCATCGTGCGGGACGGCATCATCCGCGAGCCCGGCGTGGACTACTTCGTCCATGTGGACGTTGTGTCACTCCGGTAGGTCCATCTTCTTCTTGAAGGATTCGACCGCGTTCGTGAGCTTGTCGATGGACTGGCCCAACTGGTCCAGCTTCTGCATCGCTTCCTTCATGTGGACTTTGCCCTCGCCGATCCGGAACTTCTCCTGTTCGGCGTAGTACTTCCGCTGCTTCTCCGTCTCTTGGCTGTAGAAGGATTGGCCTTCTTTCACGGCCATGCTGTTGAGTTGCTGCGTCTTCTCCTGCTGCGATTCCATGAAGCGGAGCAACTGCGATTGCTGCTGGACGTTGGCTTCCCGCTCGCCCGCCTTCGACTTGTCATCCGAGTAGATTCGCCAGCCCAAGAAGCCGATCACCGCGACGACGAGGATCGCGAACGCCACGCCATTGAGTTGGGCCGGCCCCCATTTCGAGACGGTGCCGAGAAGTTCCTTCGTCTCGCGGATCGTCGATGCGGTCTTGCCCTGCGGCGGCGGCTCTTCGGCGACAGGGGCGGCAACGGCGTCGGGCATGTCGGTCGGCCTCCTCGTGGATGCCGACTAGTTTACCGATGTTGCCAACCCGATGCCCGCGAAATTACCTACCGCGACACCGAGACATCGGCCTCGGGGTTCTCCTCGCACGCGGCCAGATACGATGCCACGAACTGAACCAAGCCGTCGTAATCGCCCAACTTGTTCGACGGGTTGAACGCCTTGAATCGCTCCGGATCGCTCCGAAGCAACTTGAGGCCGTCCCGAAGCGGCTCGATCAACTGCCCGGCCTTCGTAATCCCGGTCTCTTCTGGACGCCACAAGGCCTCATAAATCCCGGCCTCGCCAGCCATCTTGCCAAGATTGTGCGTGATGTTACGCGAGTACACCTCACGCCGCAGCAAGCGGTCGGCGTCGTACACCGTGACACTGCCGTAGACGTTGGGGAACTCGCCGTCCGGGAATCGTTCCGCCCACTCGTCGGGGCCGATTGCCCGAATGAAGCCTCCCTCGCGAATGAACACCGCTTCTATGGGACTCGGCTCGGTGCCGGGAACGGTCAGATAGACATCTAGGCTCATGTGATTCCTCGCCGTGGCCGCCTCTGACGCTGTTAATCTTCGAGTGCGGCCCAAACGCCCACCGGGGCAGGAAACAGCAAAAACGCCCTCCACTGGGCGACCGGCGATGCGCTCAGGAGCAAGACGCACGCCGTGCGTCTTGCCCCCGTAACTCTCGGGATTCGCTACTTTTTGCCCTTCCGGACCCCTTTTGGGGCAATTTCCACCCCCGGAAGATTCGGGGGCCGGCCGAAGAAGTCGGGCCGCTCCCGTTGTGCCAGCCTCTCCCGGATGAGCCGGTCCACATCGGCCGCACTCAAGACCCAGGACGTGCCGAACCGCATGGCCCGGAGCCCGCCGTCCTTGACAATCTTCCGCACCCGGTGGCCGCTGACGCCCAGACGCCGGGCGGCCTCCCCCGTCGTGATCCCGTCCCGCACCGAGATAGTTACCCCTTGTTCCATGCGGGCAGTATATCACGCGGCCGGTGGAAAGTGCAGCGGTCTTCCAATACGGCACGCGGATCGCGCAGTCTTTCCGGCAGTTCGATGGGCGGCTGTTCGGCCAACCACTCCTCAAATGCAGCGACCTCGGCAACCGTGACCGGGATGAGCTTTCCCTCCCGGCATCCCGCAATCCGAAGGATTCTGACCAGTTGGCGCGTTGTCATTGGGCTCCTCCGCAGGTAATACGGGGCCGCGTGACAGGTTTGTGACGCAATTCCGCTCGGATCGCAGCGGCGAAAGATTTCCACCCCACAAACACCGAGCGAAACGACAATTTCGGAGAAAATGCGGAAAGACTACTTGCACTTTGTTACGCACGCGGGTAGATTGATTGTGTAAGGACAAACGACACGAACCGGAGAGAAACGGTGAAAGCCATGAGCAAGTCCAAAGCAAACCCTAAGTTGGTGGCGTTGGATTCGGGCGAGCGAATCGAGTGCTGCCGTGAGTGCAATGACGGCGTGTGGACGGATGCCGGGCTCATCCCGTGGGAATGGGTCGATGGCTTCTGGTGCTGGCACGCTCCGATTGGTCGATACTTGTTCATTCCCAAGTGACTTCACCCGGCCGGGCAACCCGGCCACAACTCCCCGAAAGGAACATGACGCCATGACCCCGCAAGTGACCTACACCGTATCCGTTCCGAGTGTGCCGCCCCTGCCCGCCCGTGCCGTGTTCGCACACTACACCGTCGAGGATGCGGACGGTGCCAGTTATCCCCGCTCCGTGTGCTCCGTGATGCTGGCCGATGCCGTGCGAGTGTGGTGCGAGATGGGAACGTTGGCCTGCAACCTGTTCGCCACGGCCTACGCCGAGGACGCGGACGGCACCACCGAGTACCACACGCAGTTCGACGCCCGTACCGGGACGTGGGCCGAGTGGTCCGGCGGCGGAGATGATGCCGCTGTTCCGCTCGGCACCGAGGAATACGACGCGGCCCCGATCACCACCGAACTCGTGATGTCGGATGGCGAACTGATGCTCGCCAACACCCACAACTGAGGAGAACGACATGGGACTCGACATGTATTTGAAGGCCACCCGATACGTTTCGGGTTGGAAGCACAGCAAGCCGGACCCGATGTTTGGCGAACTGGTCGAAATGACCGGCCTCACTCCGCACGAGGAAAGCCCGTCGTTCACGGTATCCGTGACGGTCGGATACTGGCGGAAGGCCAACGCCATTCACGCATGGTTCGTCAAGCACGTGCAAGACGGCAAGGACGATTGCCAGACTGTTGGCGTGGGTCGCGAGCAGTTGGCCAAACTCCGCGACGACTGCAACAAGGTTCTCGCTGAGTCTCGGACCACGGACGGGCAACTCAATGCCGGGACCACCTACCACGGCGACGGAAGGATCACGCATCACAAGCAGGATGGAAAGGTCATTGCCAACCCGGAGGTCGCGGCCTCCATCCTGCCGACGAAATCCGGGTTCTTCTTCGGTGGCACCGACTACGACGAATGGTACTTGGACGACCTGAGAAAGACGGTCGCCATCATCGATTCTGTTCTGTCCAACCCCAAACTCGAAGATTGGTGCTTCGAGTACCGGGCATCGTGGTGAAAGGAGCGACCCATGTTCCGAATCTACGTGTACCTGAAGACCGACAGCGACGACGCCCAGGATTCCGACCGCTTCACGGGCGACGTTCGCTACGACTGCTGGGACGATGCCAGCCGCGACCTTGACGCCGCCATTGACCGTGGCAACGGCAATGTCTGCGGCGGCGGCATCGAGTTTCGGGTTCCCGGTATCGGCTGGATCGCGGCCGATACCGATGTTCACACCACGGAGGCCGTCCGTGACTGACCGGGAGGCGATACTCGCATCGGTCGCGTCCAACTTGATGCAGCCAACCGTTCGCATGATCGCGGCGGACTGGTTTGAGGAGTTCGGCGAACCGTTGCATGCCGAACAACTGCGATTGTGTTCCGAGTCGTTGATCCCCGTGACATACTTTCGATTCGCATCAAGAGGCAACGGCTACGGCAACGGCAACGGCTACGGCTACGGCAACGGCTACGGCAACGGCTACGGCTACGGCTACGGCGACGGCTACGGCTACGGCTACGGCTACGGCTACGGCGACGGCTACGGCGACGGCTCCGGCTCCGGCTACGGCTCCGGCTACGGCTACGGCGACGGCTACGGCTACGGCTACGGCGACGG